TTCGAATAAGAGACTTTACCAGTTATATTAACCAATGTATCAATATTTAAATTGGACACACTTATTTGAGAAAAACTTGTATTAGTACCCCAAGTTGTGACAAGTACTTTTCTATATATTGGTTTTCCATCTATCCAATAGCCTATTAAATGTTCTTGTTCTTTATATATTTGTAAGGAGTTTAAACCCCCCCCATTTGTACTAAATATTTTCATAAATAAATATCCTTTCTAAAAACTAATTTAAATTCTTTTTTAATAAAACAGATAATACACATGTTATTGAACCTGTAGCACTACTAGCAGTGTTTTTAGCCGACCAGTTAACTATATTGGGGTTATTTGTATCTAAAGTTAGTCTACTAAAAAGTACATGAGAATAATAAGCTCCAGACATACTATACCCCATTATACCTATAGGGGTATATCCTTGTGGTACATTTGTTAAAGTACTTGTCATGTCATATCTATCTTGATTGGCAGTAAAAGTACCCATTGTAATACTAAACTGCTCAACAATAAATAATTCATCTAATAAAGATAATATTTGTACTCCATTGTTATTGTTAAATATTTTCATTTATGTACCTCCTCTACTTATATCCTAGTACTTTATATATCTTAACATAAGGGTTAGTACCGTATGAACCTACGCTATCTCCTATATATTTGTTTGAAGCTTTAGCGAATGTTATATTTGTACCCGACATTGTCCAGTTAGATGTATACAATGCGATATTTGAACTTCCACTAAATACACTTTGAACACCTGTAGCAAAACTTTGCCCTGCTCTAACCTTTGTTGAATACTCAAATCCATCTGCACCATAGAATATTTCAATATAAGAATAATTGCTTACAAGGTCGTTTAATGTTATTGAACCAGTAGATCCAGATGTATTATTGTATAATTCTGTAACAGAATAATAATTGTCATTTATATAATCACAACTATATGTGTCTTTTGTACTATTTATATTTGTGTTAACTACTTGAGCTGCTAATTGAGACGTTTGATAAATCTTTTTAATTCTCATACAAATCACCTTCAGTATGTTGAATAATTAACATACCCCTATTAGTTACTCTATATATGTTATCCATTGCTTTATTTACCCCCTCAAAGTTTAATAATCTATAATAAGTAAATTCATACAGGAACTATTGTATGTCTTGAATTATCGTTTGCTGTACCATAAATATTCATTATTATCACCAACCTTTTACTATTTAGCTTGTTGTTTTTGTATAATAGATATGAATATATGCTTGTGTATAAGCTGAAGCATTTTGTCACGCACGAATCGTTACTTGTGTGTCATCTGCGTATAAACATATACTTGAATCATTTCCTGTAGCATGTGGTAAGGTTATACCTCCCTTATTCAAACTACTTAAAGCAAACCCATCTAAACCAACAATGTGACTTAGATTTGTTATATTATGATTAACACTTTTACTAGTGTTATCTGGTAAAGCTCCAAATGCTATTGTTTTGACATAAATAACTTGTCCATCTATAGAATTACCTGTTTCCACTTCTTGTGGAGACCAAACATTTGCCATGTCATATACCTCTCTTAAAAATTAGTTTTTATTATGTTGTTTTTGTGTATCTAACTGTCATAATTACCTGTCCGTTAAAGTATGCGTTATCTGTACCACTTTTGAAGTAAGCATACGCATTTCCGTTACTATTTACATATATTTCACATCTTGTCCAATAGGTTGGATTAGAAGGTTCATAACGAGTTAGACCGTAAATTGTATTAGAAGGTGTTATTAAACCCCCCCATAAATGTAAGCAAAATCTATATCGTTACCTATAAATAACTCCAAATCAGTTCCACCTACTTTTGTTCCAAATACTGTTTTTTCATATAAAATTTTACCATTTAAACTACAACCAGTTTCTATATCTTGCGGTTTTATTGATGTTACTGTTATTGGCATTTTATTTCATCTCCTAACAATTTATTTCTTTTAATGTTAAATATGTACCCTCAGCATGTACTCTAGTTTTTACTCCTGTGGCATCACAATAACCTAATAAACTAACATAAGTACCTGCGCTTAGATGAGTTATAAAAGGTGCTATTGTTAACGTAGTTGCTGTACAATTTTGTTGAGATATTGTAATCAATGTCTCTTCAGCCTCTGAATTTATAACATGTGTTCTAATATATACATACTTTTTACTAGAGTCACAATATCCAAATCTATAACATCCACTTATCTCTACATCACACTCTTCTAATACTAATATTTCGTGCATTACAGTTGATAAAGTTATTTTACCTCCAGTTTGATTAACAACAGTATCAAACGTTACTATCTGCGTCTCATCCCCATATACACTACCGTCTGTACTTCTTTTTACTGTTATTGAAGAAATATCTTCTGCAGGAACCCACCCTGTTGGAATATTATTTATATCTCCATCAAAATCTACAACACTTCCTACAGGTAAACTTTCTGCCATTGTAGCAGGTTCAGTACCTTCTGCTTTGATTATATAGTTTATTACTATATAAGGTTGTAAGTTGTTGTGAGCTTGTCCTCCACCATTACTGTTAATAGGTGAATTAGATGTAGTGTAATCATAACCTGACGCAGATGTTAAATAGCCATCTCCGAAGCCTGATGCATTCATTTTTACTTTAACACCGTGGTTATGAGGTGCTAATTCATCAACTGTTAGTATATGTGTTTTTTCTCCGCCTGTTTCCCCTAGTGTGTCAAAGTCGGTGTCATTAACATCTAAACCTATTACTACTCTGCCTCTAAGGTCTGGTAAATTAAATGTTGTAGAACCATCACCACTACCATATGTAGTTCCTATAACGTTAAACAAATCTGCGTTATTCTCTCTTGATATTGCTCTACCATCACATATATAATAACCTGGAGGAGCAGAATTACCGCAATATGGTAAAATACTTCCAATAGGTTCACTCCCTAATAAATCAGTTTTGTGTACTACATCGTTTATTGCAGATACAATAGAACTCTTATCTGTGGTAGTTAAACTACTTAGATTACCTATTATAGTATTTAAAGCTCTACCCTGATTAGCACTTAATGCAGATGTAGATGAAGATGATGTCAAATCATCAACTATATTTATTAAATCTGTTAAGTTAATCTCTGTATCATTATTGTAATAAATAATTGCCATATATTATCTCCTAAATTACAATTTTAATAATTTTTACAAGTTAATTTTTAATTTATTGTATCTATACTCGATACTAAACCGATTCCTGTATAAATATAGAATCGTTCGTTGATTGAATCAAATAGCAATGTTAGATATTCACCACTTACATCAGCTATAGAAAATGGAGTTCCACTTGTATTTGTGATAGGGTATTTAAATAGCGCTGAACCAGTTAAACTTAAATATGCATCGCCCATATTTGAACTTGTTGGGAATTTAACATTTATTAGTATATCTGGGTCTGGAACCTCGTCATATAGCTGACCCATATAAGTAATTGCGTAATAAGTTACACCTGAAGATACCTGTGTGTATGCTTCATAAAATCTATTTGTCATACCGTTAATTATTTCAGATAAGTTGACTGCTTGCCACTTTGTTGCATCAAATGTACCTGTTACTATACCTAAATACTTACATCTGTAAACTGTGTTATCTGCCGTATTATAACAGAACATACCAATTGTATATATACTATTTTCATCATATACAGGACAGGTACCTTGTACTAATCCAGTCAATTTATTGTTTAAAATTCTACCCTGATTTGCACTTAAAGCATCTTGACCAGATGTACTTGTTACACCATCTATAACATTTATATTTGTATGTTCTCCGTTACCATCTGTGATATTGTAAATAGTTCCATTAACTAAATCTCCGTTATTTTTTAATGTATTATATTCTGCTTGTGTTAATGAAATTATATTTGTAACTGTATCATCTAAACTATTTATTTTATGTGCAACTAAATTATCTACCTCTGTTTTTGTATAATAATTAGATAAATCAATTTTTTGTGAACCTAATAATTCCCATTGATTATTAACATATATATACTCTTCAAATATATTTCCTGTTTTTGGATTATCACTAGGTACTAGGTATACAGTTGTTGTAGAAATATTTGTAGTAGGTAATGTTTGAACTACTAATATATTGAATTTTGGTATAGCACTTATTTTATTTTCTAAATCTCCAACAGTTTCATCTATTTGTGTTTTAGTGTAATAATTAGTTAAATCTGATGCAATACCACTCTCTACATCTGAAATTAAATTATCCACTTCCAGCTTAGTATAAACGTCTGATGGGGTTTGTCCTATTTCTGAAGCTAATTCATTTATTGCATTTACTATACTTGTTTTATCTTGTGTAGTTAGATTAATTAAATTTCCTACACTATTTTTAAGTTGTGTTAGACTATTGTTTAAAACACGTCCTTGATTAGCAGATAAAGCATCCACACTACTAGACGAGTTAAGATTATCTATTACAGTAACAGCACTTCCACTACTATTATCACTAGCATCTGCTATAATATATTCTGTACCTTGTTTAATTATTCTTAAAGACATTTATTGTACTTAACTCCTTTCTAACAATGTTTAACTAATATACCATTTTTACCTACATAAAAATTATCATTATCAGCTATTTCTAAATTATATACATCATATTCCTTATTTATTTTATTTATATTCTCTAAAACTATATCTCCACTGCTAGTCACTAGTTTATTTCCAGGTCTTAAAAACTCTGTTCTTATTTCTGTTTTACCTACAAAGAATAATTCTTTATATGTAGTTAAAATCATCTCATTTTCAAAGTATAATCTATATATAACGGATATATTATGTTTTGATACATTTATAATATCCTTATATTCTGTCTTTTCCTTTTCAAAGTTATATGTTAAAACTTTATCTCCACACTTTAAATCTTTAATTAGTTTTAATCCACTTTTTGTAACTATAAGTGTATCTCCTGTGAAACAATCTTTATTTATCATGTTTTTACTCCTATAAATATTAAAGTTGTTGAGCTACATTTTGAACATTCTTCTCTAACTGTTCATATGTAATCTCATCAACAGGTTTGCTAAACATTAACTCTATAAAATCATCTAATGTTGTTTTAAAAATAATTCCCTGCAAATGATTACTCTTGCTATTATAAGCATTAGTATACATAGCTTTATAGTCATCTTCACTAATAAATTGCTGTATTTGTTTATAATAATCATAATAAAATTTTCTACTTAACTCTTCTATAGCATTTAACGTTTCTTGTGGAACCTTTTTTGCTAAAGCTACATTATAGTATATAAAGCAACTAAATGCAGTTTCTAAAGCTGATGGTGCTATAGATTTAAGTGGAACGCCTTCTCGTTGTGCAACGTTGTAAGCATTGTGTAGGTTATAAATATACCCTGGTGTACATATACCATATTCGTATTCATCCTTACCTCTTCTTGTTATGGACGCTTCATTATAATGCCACTCATAAGTAGGAATACTTAATATTTTACCACCTTCTGGACCCATATCTTTTTGAGCTATAAGATTGCACATACTATTAAAACCAACATCCTCATTAGCTCTAGTACTTGTAAATCTTATATTGTGTTGTTGTAAAAAACTTCTTCTATAAATGTGTCCAAATATCCAAACCAAATTAGCATTTACCATACCTTGTTCTTGATTTTTACCTATTTGTACAAAAGGACTTATAACAAACTTAGTACTAGTGTCTTTTATAGGTTTTGATAACAAACTTAAAGAGCAAGCTTCATAAAATGTATCATCTGCATCGATAAAAGTTATAAAGTCTTGTTTTGTGTTATCTATACCATATTGTCTAGCATAGCCTGGACCTCTATTAGTCTCATATCCTATCTCTCTAATGTTTATAAGTGGTTTGAACATATCAACTATATCTTTATAGTCTTTTCCGCCATCATTAACAATAGTTACAACTAACTCTTTTCTGTTTAATTGCATTGCTATACTACTAAGTGTTCGTATTATAGTATCTTGGCTGTTATATGCTGGAATTATTATATCAATCATTTTGTCTCTACCTCCAAAATTTCTTGTATCAATAATATTTTACACAAATAAAAAGTATGTATATTTTATATACATACTTTAATTTTCGTTATACTCTGTTAATATGTCCAACCAGCTTGAGTAAGTTCTGTCCATCTATTTTCATATCGTGTATTAGATATATTAGTACTTTGGAACGGACTAAATGCGTTACTTCCATTGACAAGTGTTTTAGTAGTTACACTAGTACAATTTAAAACAAAGTTTATTATATTTGTTACATCCATATCTGTTAAATTATTACACTTTTCAAACATACCTCCAATGTTTGTAATTTTATTTGGACTCCAATTGGAAATAGGTACGTTAGTTAAGTTATAACATAAACTAAACATCTTAGCTGTGTTAGTAACATTACTTACGTCCCAAGTTTCACATGAAGATGCATTTGCTAAATTATAACAGTATATACATAAGCTATCTAATCTTGTAGCACTATTTGTAACATTAAATTGAGGTAAATTACGTAATCCCACACATCCTCTTAATGTTTCTTGAAATGTAGTAGCATTAGCTGTATTTAGTGGAGGTAAATCCATTACACTTTGACATCTAGCAAATGTTTGATACATATTCGTTACTTTACTTAAATTTAACTGAGGTACATGAACCAAAGCATAACAATTATAAAAACATTGACTCATGTTACTTACATTATAAGTATTTACGTTAGGAAAAAACATTATATCTGGACTTTCGTAATATGCTCTATACATACTTGATTTATTATTATTCCAGGTATTGTAAACATTTTTAGAATAGTTAACGTAGTAATCTAACTCTGTTGGAGCTGAGTTGTATCCAATTGCTTGCCAGTCATACATTACAGATTTGTTATCTACAATATTCTGTAATGTATTTATTTCATTATATAAATTTGTAATAAGTAAATTTTGTTGTTGTACAACAGGTTCTAAGTTACTAGTATCTCCCATATTACTTATAATATTAGCATACTGTCTAAAAGGTGTATTTATCTGCACATCCTGCCCTTTATTCACTAAAGATTGTCTAATTAAATCTTTAGTTTCCGAAAGATATTCTATTTTACTAGCTATTGTATTATACATTAAAATCCTCCTAATTAAAATTGCATATTATCTCCAACTTCGTATTCTCCGTTAATTAAGTCTAAAGCCTCTCCTATATCCCCTATCATATTATTAAGAATTCTACCTTGGTTTGCACTAAGAGCTTGAGTTGTAGATGTACTAGTTAAATTATCGACAATAAAAGTATTTTCTACACCATCATCCAATATTGCGTATAGTACGTCTTCTTCTAGTTCATTGTTATTTTGTAATTCATCATATTCTTGAGCAGTTAAAGATATTATACCCTTAACACTTAAATCTTCACTAATAACAACATTACCAGGTAAATCAGAACCTAGTTGCTTCCAACGTGTTCCATCATATTGAAAATATTCTTTACTTGTAGAGTTGTAATATAATTGTCCTAAAACACCTGTAGCTGGTTCTGTTGCTTGTACTTGAATTCTTACGTTTTTAATTTGATTATAATCCAAATCTATATCCGATTTAAATGGTATCCCCATAAGTTTGTATTACCTCCTAGAATATACTTGTATTTGTATCTTGTATCTTTAATGATGACGCATCAAAATTAAATGTTTGTGTACTCAAATTTTTATATACAGCTATAGTAACTTTATTTTTTGTGTAGTTAACAATTAAGTCATCAGCTATTGGAGAGTTAAATTCTAGTGTGACTTCTCCCGTTGTATAATCAATTTTACCGTTTCTTTGTAGTAAGTTCTCTGTATTATATATAGCTCCATTATTATTATCTCGTAATATATATTGTCCTCCATTAACTCTTACCATTAAAGAACCAGGTAATATTGGAGCATTATCTAAAGTAAAATTATACACTAAGTCTTCTGATAGAACAGGGTTTTCTAATCTAGGTACTTGTTTTGTATAGTACCCAATTAAATCCTCTTTATTAAGTTCATCTCCCTCTTCTGTTGTATATTTGATTGGGTCTAAATCTACCATTAAAATTCTATTATCAACAGCTAATATAGTTTCTATTATTTCTTTATAATTTATAGCGGTATTAAAGTTTACTTTTTCCACAGAATAGTTAAATCTTAAGTCATTATTTATATTAACAATCATTGTCTGTAATTCATCTAGTGTTAAAGGTTCTTTTGTATAAAAAGTTCCTGTAATTGTCCAGTAGAATTTTTGTATTGAATGTAAATCTACTTGTAAATTTAATGGTAATATTTTGTATTGTTGCATATCTGATACTTCAGATAATATTAAAGATGTATATACTTCATCGTCCATGTCTTCATACTCAGGTGTTCTTAGTATATAAAGTTTAACAGTAAATGGGGATAATGTTTGTACACTATTTATAACTTGTTGTCCTATGTATCTACCTGCTGCTTCTACATCACCATTTATAAAAGCTTCTAACATTTCTGCATCTTCATTTGATACAAAAGAGTCTTGGTTACAATCTGCTAATTGTTTTTGATATGGAGTAAGTGGATATTGATTTGGTGCTTGTAAATAATTACGTAATAAATCTAAATCCTGCTCATTAATCTCACCATCCATATTTATATCTCCTACATAATGAGATATAGCAGTACCTGGGTCATTTGTTAAATCTGTAGCTCTAACATTAGCTACACCTGGTTCACGTAAACATGCTCTTTCAAAGTCTGCTAAAGTAATAAGTGTATCCAACGTATTGATGTATTTAACAGATTCTTTTCTTGCTTCATCTGGAGTTTCTGGATTATATCCCCAACAACTATCATCATTAGTAAAATTTATAAATCCAGCAACATTATACATAGTAGTATTTGAACTTGTCTGTACTTTACTCCACACATTTCCAGTTAGTTTGGTAAGAGTGTTAGAAAATATTTGACCATTCTCACCGGCACTAAGTATATAGAAAATTTTAAACCTAGATACATTGTAGTTATCCCAATAATCTATTAACTCTAAATAAGGTCTATCATTAACATCTACGTCAAATTGGAAAAATCTACCAACATCTGTAGTTAAATAAATATTTTCTTTTAATGTCCACTCGTTACCTGTATCATCAATCATTATAATATGGTCTTGGTCTATATTTGAATCCTTTAAATATATTCTATTATTTGTTATATCATCTACTGTATAATTATAACCATAAATTGTATGCCAAGCTTTACCTTCTTGAGCATAAGGCGAACTAGAACTTCTAACGGGAGTTACAGGTATACCTTGTATTAACTTGATTTTTGTCTCTTCACCATTATTAGTCATATTAGAAGGTAAATCGTAATAGTCAAATGTTGTATATGTTATTTGACCATTGCTTGTAGTAAAGGTACAAAATCTAGGAATAGTTGCCATGTTAGAATATGTATTTATAACATTACAATAAAGTTCAGCTGACCTAAACCATTTCATTTTATAACCAATTAACTTATATATACTTGCAGCATTTTTTCGTAGAGTTACAGTACTAGGGTAAATCTCTAAAGATTCCATATCTTGTTGATAGTTTAACATATCACCCAATATTGCTATTAGTCTTACTAGAACCAATCCTGGGTCATTAGTATCCGTACTATTCCATTTTTGAGTAATAGTAGGAATACTAGATATTAAATCATCCAATATTGTAGTGTAGTCTCTACTAGTGTAATCTATACGTTTAGCACTGTAATCTTCTTTTAAAACTTGATTTAATTGCGCCATTTGTAATACTATCATCCTTTCGTGTTTAATCACTAATATTTTACTTACTTTTTGTTAAACGTAATAAAGGATTTTTATATCTAAATAATAACTTTATATTACTTAGTAATAAAAATCCTTTAAATTTGAACGTTATAGAGATAAAGCATAGTTTATCTATATGGATTATCCATAGGAGTTATATCCATATTGTATGTATTTATTTGATTGGTATCTTTTATAGTATATGTTAAATATATATTTAGTCTATCTACATCTTGAAATATTGTAATATCATCAGATGTCATTGTTATTCTAGGCTCATATTTAGATACAGCATTAAGTATGTCCTCTTTTACTAATTGCTGAATAATTATACCGTTATATCTAAAAACTCTTTCAATTAGTAAACAACCCCAATCTGGGTCACCTAACATTTCCCCGAGGTCTTGTTCTCAATAATATACCTAAACATTCATTTATTGATTTATTACCTGATGATAACATAGTCTTTTTAGATGACCTACTTATCATCTGTGGAAAACTAAATGTTGTTTGATTCATATACTTATCCTCCTATAATCTTTCTAACTAACTCAATACCCGTATTCTTAATAGTATTTACTGTTTGTGTGAATATGTTTGTTCCATTATATATTTGACCTTCTACTATAGGTTGTGGGTCTATAGCTTCGCCATCTTTACGAATTTCAAAATGTAAATGTGGTCCAGTACCAATACCTGTATTACCTACATATCCTATTACTTGTCCTGCTTTAACTTCAACTCCAACCGATATACCTGGAGCAAATCTACACTGATGAGCATATCTTGTTTGATAGTTATTTGGGTGGTCTAAATAAATAACATTACCGTAACCCGATGCCCAACCTGCATAAGCTATTTTACCTGAACTAGATGCAATTATTTCTTTTCCCATAGCATTACCGCCTGAGATATCAATACCTTTATGATACGTACTAGCTCCAGCTGTTGGTGCTGACCTAGGTCCAAACTTTGATGTAATTGTAGTTAATTCTGTTACGGGCCAAAAGAATTTATTTCCATTAACTAGATTTGATAAGGCATTACCTATAAATCCAATAATACCATTACCTCCTGTTGGAGTAACACTAGTTAAAGAATTATCTGTTAATTTTCCAGCTGTATATAATTCTTTTATATACTCCAAAGTACGTCTTCTTCTAGACAAGTAATTACCTGTACAACCCGACCAATAATTATAATACTGTTCGGCTTGTTGGTATAAATCTCCTGTACTATTTTGTATTGAATAAGCTTTATTCATACATCCTCTTAAATTAGGTGAACGTGAACTATTATTTATACCAGTACCATACTGATTCATTATATCTGAACACATAATTAGTAAGGAAGGACTAGTTACCTTAAAATCATTTACTAACTTATCTACATAGTCTGTTTGTATATTACTACGAGCATAAGTTAATTGTGTTTGTCTACCTAAATCAGAGTTTATACACTCTTTTATAGCTCTATAAGCTGGATTACTTTGCCAAGGTTTATAACCTTCAAAATTATTTCTATGAGTATTACGTCCATTAGTTGTAACATCTTCCTCTAAACATCTATACAAATCACATCCAGCAGCACCTGCAAATAAAAACTTATTTTTCCAAGAAGTATCTGCCTTAGCTATTTCATACATTAAATCATATGCTAAACAATTGTGCCACTGTATAATACCAATACTCCATCCACCGTTATCGTCCGGGTCAACAAAACCAAATGTATCATGGCCACCAGCGCTTTCTGGAATGTTATCTGGATAACTATTATGAGGTATACCTACCTCATTTTCTAACATAATAGGCATAATAAGTTCTACCATACCACTAGCACCAATAGAACTATATGAACCCATAGCACCTGAAGTTCCAACGCCCATTAAAGCTATATTATTAGGGTCATACATATCTGCACCTAATATAACATAACTACCACTAACATTCTCCACAGTATTAACATATACTATACAACCTATAGCTAAATTACCTACTAAAGATACTGCCCATGGAAATAAATCTTTATATTCACTTTCCGTTTTATTTGGGTCTTCAAAATAAGTATTAAATTGAGATTCTATATCTGATTGTATTGATGGAATATATACTTGTACCCTATTTTTGCCTTCGGGGTCTTGTGTTGTATCAGCATTTACTACTATAGCAGCGTATATAGAATTTAAATATGTATTATCATTATAGACTTGCATAATTTTTTATATACCTCCATAAAATTATAATGATTTAAAATGAGCCGGATGCTCCACTACCTCCGCTAGAACCTCCACCACCAGTTAATAAACTAAAACTCTCGTTGTCATCACTAGTTGTTTTATTATTTAGTTGTCTGTCTGTATTGTTTAAATTATCTACTCTAAATAAATTAAGTTCAGAAATATAAGTACCATTATTTGAAATTTTATCAGTCATACCTAAAATTATATAAATACCAGATTGTCTACTAGTTTTTTCTAAGATTCTAGGAACAATTTTAACTTCTGTGTTAATTACTGGGTCTGCAGGTATACCTAGTAATGTAAGTGTAGACTCGTAGTATTCCCAATTTTCTTCTTGCTTTTGACTTAATGCTTCTTTAATTTCTAAGTATTTTTTAACAGTTGAACTTCCATGTTCTCCTTTGGATATTTTAATCATTGTGGACTGTTTTTCTACATACTGGTCAACAGTTTTAACAGATAAATCTATTGCTCTTTCGTTATCCAACTCTTTCTCCACATCTGTTAGAGCATCCTCTAATTCTTTTCTATGTCTCAACCACAATGCTTTTTGTATAACATATTGTCGTAAATCTACCTTAGGATTCCACTGTAAGGCTAAATTAGACCAAAACGAACCAGTACTTTCTTCTTGTATACCCCACGTAAATCCTTTATTTAATCTGTAAACTGTATTTTCAACATCGTTCTCTTTAGTAAGTAATGGAGATACATGTGTTAGTCTAATAGTTTTTCCATCGGCTGTATCTGTTAAAAATAAGTACCAACGAGGTTGTTTATTTACAGGTATTTTACTCATATCATTATATTGACCACTCTCTATATCTGATTTAGTCATGTTATAAGTATCTAAGATATCTTGACAATACTTCCAAGGTGATATATCTTCTTTAGTATTACAAGCTACCTGTTGGTCTTCCATTTCGGAAAAATACTCATCAGGTATATCTATACGGTAATTATATATGTTATCTATATAATCATTAGTATCAGATAAATGGTTAGGAGGATTATTTTTATCCCCATAATACTTATACAAAGTATCTACTACAACAGTTAATGGAGATATATTATCTTCTGTTGTTATTTGTTCAAACGTTGTTACATAAGAACAATCTTCACTTAGGATAGATACACCTTCAATAGTATAACTTATTAAACCTGTAGTTGTTTGTACTTGTGACCTAATATCCGTCATATATAATTCATATTTTGGTGAAACCAATGAATTATCATTACCATCATATCCACTATATCCATATTGTATATAACACTTTAAACCATTGTGGTCGTCTTCTATTGTATGTGACATGGCTTTTACAATTAACTCATCTAAAGCCTCTATTTCATCGGAAGATTGTTGACCAAATTTAAATGGGTCATAGGTGAATTGTAAAGTAAAAGTATTTGTTGTACCGAGCACCTACTTTCTCAACTTGCAAACTAACTAACAAGTTCTGTTCTTCACTTTGTGAACTAGTGTTAAAAATTAAGGGCTCACTATCTCCACCTATTTGAACTTTAATCCATGTAGTATATACAGACGTATTAGCAACCATATTACTAACACTATTTAAAACAGTATTAAAACGAGTATTTAATTTCTCTCTATCCATTGTAGCTACAACGTTAGAAAAATTTTTACTATACGTACGTCTAGTTACCACTTAACACACCTCCTCTATTGTATAAAGAAAGCAGTGGTGGTATACGAAGCTTAGTGCCTATACTAAGTGTAAATGGGTCTATAATATAATTTGCTAATGCTATAACCCACCAATATCTAGCCGTACCGTAATAATCATTAGCTATAATATCCAATCTATTTTCTTCACGTTGTGTTACAACAAAATAAGTATCCTCATTGGATTCATCTATGAACTTTTGAATCCAATTTTCGTCATATACATATTTAGTTTTTTCATCTCTTAAACGTCTTATATTAGTATATCTACTTTCATTTGGATATAACCTAGGACTTAAATAAGGCCTTTGAGTAAATATCTCTCTTATATCTTGTAGATATGCTGGCGAAACATTTTTATATCTTATTGTATACTTTTTTCTATTACTTGTTGACATACTTTACACCTACCTTACATCCATTACTTGACCACCCATAGCATTGTCTGTTCTATAATTAGTTCTTGAACGCATATTATCTCTTTGTAATACATCTGCTCCAGCAGTAGCAATACTAGGAAAATTAGTATTATATGTATTTTGTGTGCTAGATGAACTATAGTTCTCTATTAAATCTCTAGCTGATACAATGAAATCTGGGTAACAATCCATACTAATATCTACACTATTCCAACCATAAAATGTATTTATGATTGGTTTTTTCCATGTAGTAGAGTAGCTTGTTACATAACCCTTTAATATCATTTGTCCAAATATAAAATATGTAGTAGGTGGTATAAGTCCACTACTTGTATATTGAGGATAACATGCCATTTGTAACATTTTATTCATACTAACATACCAAGTTCTAGTATCGAATGGACCATCTGGAGATTGCTTTTGTTTACCCGCACTTTGATATGCTGGATGTCCTCCAACACTTAGCATTACATTATTAGTTAACGAATAACTACCTGTTAAAAAGTCCCTATGAAGGTCTAAAGAAAAGTTTACAGATTTTAAACTAGTATGTGCGTAAGCTGCAATACTTGATGACCTACCTAATGGGTCTTGTTTTTCCCAAGATGGTGATATAGATTCTGTTACTTGGTCTGGATATGCAGGTATCTCTATTAAATACTCATAATCTCCTCCAACACCAAATCTATTAGGTTTACCATACTTTAGTAACATATAACACTCAAATTGTTTAAATCCAGGTATACCATTTGTTCCCCAAGCAGGTCCCCAAGCTTCATAATATTCATATCTAGTTTGGGGTGATTGCTCTATAAAATCATCGTATTCTGGCATTATTTGCTCACCTCCGAAATATTTTCACTCATGTTTACATCTTGTTCTAGTATAGCTTCAGACTGTACATCTAACCAGCCCAACATAAAAGATATATTATAATTACGTAAGTTTTTAGTTGTACCATCTACTTCAGATTCTAATAATTGATAATCCAATTTGTTTACTGTACCGTCTTTATTTATATCTGCTCTGTTAATTTGTGTTTTACTAACAGGGTTGCGTTCATTATTTAAATACTCTTGTATAATAGCCAAATCTTTACTATCAATTACACCATCGAAATTAACATCTGCCTTCTGTAATTGTTTTTCTGTTAAGCTTCCTGTACCATTTAGATAGTTACTTAGTAGTGTAAAATCTTCTTGTGTTATATAGCCATCTCCATTTATATCTGAATTTAAATACTCAATTACACTACGCTCTAAAATTAAATCATCTCTGTTTATTTTACCGTCTCTATTTAAATCACCTATATCATAATAAACAACAGATTCTTGAAATTGTGTAACTAAATTTCGCATATTATCACTATACTTACCTGGATAAAAATAACTTTTATCATAAGAATGTTCTGGATATTTATCTTTTAATAATTTTTGTAGATAAGTTATATCTTCTGAATCACTGTATTTATGAATTGCAATACCTAATAAATAGTTAAAAAATTTATCGTGTATAACCCAATCATTTTCTGTAAATTCACTAAATGGTATATTAACATCTCTACTATAGTGTCCATCTATTATCAATAAATTTTCAACATTATCTCCAGTACCTTGTATAGAATCTGTTGTATCATATTTATATGTAACATACCCTAAAGATGGTTGTGAAGATTGACCTGTAATAAATTTATATAATTCTTTAGCATCATTTACATCTATTATACCATCCTTACTAGCTTTACCATCTACACCGGGAATAGGTATATCCATAACAGCTAATTGTTTAGGTGTTGGATTCCAATGTAGTTCTTCAGAACCAGGTCCTTCAGCTGTATATCTAGCAAGTAAGTGATAATCTATCATATCTATTTTACCATCAAAGTTAATATCTCCAACACGTAATAGCATTTCTCCTTGTTCATATCCACTTAACGAGTTATAATCTGAAGGGCATTGTATACACACATAATTGGCGTTATATCCAGTTCCTTCAGCTTTACTAGTAGTTGTATATTGATAGCCTTCTCCAGGCTTTAAATCTAATTCTTGTACGTTTTGTAATATAAAACTAGGTATATTATCTCTTAATGTAGCACTACTACATCCAATAACTAAATGTTCTGTTTTATTACTATTGTGTGCTATTGTTATTTTCTGTCCGGGTTTACATTTATATAAAGCTATTTTATGTGTTTTAGATGTATCTGGATGAGGTAAATTATCATACCCCTCTCCATTTCTTATAGCATAATTATACATAAATGAACCATCGAATTGATTTACAAAAACTAACATATCTTTGTTAGGGAAGTAATTTTTACGAGATGACTTTTTAATTGTTATATATAATCGTGTATTAAGTATATAATTATCAAATACTTCCAAATCTTCATCATTTACTAAGCCATCTAAATTTATATCAGCTCTTTTAGTTATTTCTGAATCATATTGCTGTATACCATTAGCTATATTATATATAATTTCTCTATCTTGAGCATCAACAACACCATCTAAATTTATATCCATGTTAGTATCAAACCAATCAAATGTATCTCCTAATTCCCATCCAACACTAAGACAGTAATTTCTAATATCATTTAATTTTCTATGAATGTATTCAGAGCATTCCATGGATAATTGTTTAGATGCGTACACAATCTCATCATCTTTAAGTTGTATACTAAATAAAGAGTGTAGTTCCGGAAATAATTGTACTATTTCACGTTGTACTTCTGTCATTAACTTAACATTAGGTAAATTTAAATAATTAATCAAAGTATATAAATCTTCTTTTTGAAATTTACCCAATATTTTATTAGACCTTCCGTATTCGTTATTTAAAAATCTTTTAAGATATCTAACTAAGTAGTTATCCATACCAAATTTTATATTCATTTAAAATAGTGCTCCTTATATTATAAACATTTTTAATTCTGTAATCACTAATATTTTACATACTTTTAACATATCCGTATTTATAGGAAATAATAAAAATCTAACGTATTTTTTTTAATACATTAGATTTTATTAACTTAATAAATGTATGTTTTAATCTTTTATTAAAGAGAATATGGATTTCATTTTTTTCATACTATTACGTGTATTTATATCGGTATCTGTTAAACTAGGATAACTATCTCCTTGTACAACTCTAATTAACTCATCTATTTTATTACACAATGTTGTAGTTTGGTCTTGTATAATAGTTTCAAAGTTGTAAGATTGATGTTTAGTATCTCTGTATTCCGATACTAAAGTTCTTAACTCGTTTGCCGTACTTGCTGTTAATACTGCTTCATCCTCATGTAATAATGCTGGGTAATTATCATAAGGTACACGATTTAAACCTCTTCTTAATAAGTTAAAGTCTTTCTTAAGTGCTTCTTGCTGGTCATCTCTATCTGGAAAACCTAAATAATTGTAACCATCTCCCGTCATTAAATGTACATCATACTTATGTAAAAATTTAAATATATCACGTAATTGCTCTGCACGAGTTATACCAGCTGTATGTAGAGCATCACCTAATGCTGATTTATTGTTACTTAAATCTTCAAAATTTAATTCCTCACTGATAGGACCCATAATATCTGATTCCCCAGCTAAACCTTGATACATTGCCGCAATTTGTAAAGCCGCAGCTACACTCGCTACATTTATACCACTATAAGATTTCTCATGTAATAAAGAGGCTAACATTGCCAATAGTAATTTATTGTATTCTCGGTCTTTATGATTTCTTTTAAAATCCTCTAAGGCATTACCAGCTTCCTTAGAACCTGATAAATACCAATGTTTAGTTATACCATATTTTTTAGCTGTATTATCATCTGACCAGTTAAACATTCTAAGTAATTGATTTTTATAGTATTCTGTACCATAATCCCCATTATTTCCAATGCTGTGGAACATTCCTCCTATTTCCGCCCCTACGTCTGAAACGCCAACAGCATTAAAAGATAACATATTATTATTGTGAGCCCCAGCTTCTTGACGTTCTCTTGCACCATATGCCTCCTTTGCTCCTTTAGTATTAGAAATAGTGCCAGACGCTACAGCATAATTTATAGCTTTTTGTTTTGCATCTTTATCCTTAGAATCTTCATCTTTTTTACGACTTTCTGCTGCAATTCCAGATGCAACAGCTGCTAAAGCTGCAACACCTACACCTACACCTGCTACAGCTAAACCTATTGGTCCTGTAGCTGCTAAACCAGAACCTATAGTTTTTATCAATCCGCCACTAGCTGCTAATCCCTTACCGCCGGAACCTCCAATCATACCTGCTATATTACCTATACCATCAGTAAATATCTTAGTGATGAGGATGGTGCCAATACTTTTAATTGCATCTACTATTAAATCTCCTACAACACCCATCTTTGCTTGTAATTTTGCCATTTCTGTACTTATATTTTCCATAGTTAACTCTTGCATCTCTTTTTCAGTGTTGTAAATACCATCAACTAAGTTTTGTGTTTCTTGTTCACTTGCTGCTACAACTTGTTCCTTAGTTAAGTTTGTTTGGTCTACCAAAGATGAACCAGTTATACCTTTCTCCTTTAATTGATACATTGCTCTTCTATTGCCAGGATTAATACCTAAAGCACTACCTACAATGTTAGTAGTTAATCCCTGTCTTGCATTACCGTATCCAGGAGCGTTACCCATTAACATCATATCTGCATCAACCATGACACCCATAGCATCATTCCATTTTGTTGGGTCCTCGTAGTCAATACCCTGAGCTATATTATTGATAACATGCATCTTTTGAGCAACTGTACCGTTTTGTATCATTGAATCAGAATAATTCATCATTTGGAACAATTCTTTTCCATATGATTCTGCTACATCTTTACTAACTCCTTGTTTTATAAGAGAGTTCACATAAGCAGTAACTTCTGCTGAACCTTGTGCTAAATCTTCCAGTGCTTTATCAGATATTGGTTGTACCTCGTTAATAATGGTATTTAACATATCCTGAGTAGCATAATTATTACCGGCTATCTCTTTATTAAGTACATTTATTCCTCTAATATCCTTAACAAACCTATTATCCAATCTATTGTTGATAAGGCTAAATTCTGTACTTGTTGTATCCAAATAAGGTACTATTTTTTGAGTAACTACTGTATCTAAAGCCGATTCAAATACTTGTCCCTCACTCATACCGGTTTTTGCTAAAACATCCCATTGCTCCATAACTGTGGATGTACCAACATTATCTATTAAACCAGCAGATTTAATATTTCTGTTGGCATTGGTCCACTGACTTCTATATGTATCCCTATTTATATTCAAACGTGCGGCTACACTATCATAAGTATTATTATAAGCATCTACTTGTTTTTGTGCACCACTAAAAAATAAATCCATAAATTTTTTAGCTACGCTAGATAAAAGTTTACCTGCTTCGTTAAGTACATCTCCAGCTAAACTTAATTTTTTATTTGCATCATCTCTATTTTTATTAGCTTTTTTAGCTTCTGGACTTTTTAATCTATCTTCTTCTAATCGTCTTTCGGCAATTTCACGAACTTTTGACTCTTCTATGTTGTGTCCTTTATCTTGTAATCTTTTTAAAATTGCTTTAGTCTCATTATTTAAAACTTTTTCCTGTGAATTAAAGATACTTTTATCTCTAACATACGAACCCCAATTTAAAATACCATAATTTTTAAACTTAGGTCCTTGTTTATTAAGTTGTTCTTGTTTTAATCTTCTAGCTTCTTCAGCTCTTTCTTGTTGTCTTTGTCTTACTGTTTTTTGTGTAGTTTTTTGACCTTTCTCTAATTGTTGATTTTGCTGCTTAAGGATATTTAGTAACACTAATGCTTCATTAGCTTCTTTTTGCATAGCTTTTAGAGAATTTTCATCTATACGAGCACCTTCTGTCTTAATTTTTATGCTCATACCCTCTAAACTATTTATTATTTTTTGTTTTTTGTCAATCCAATTTTCTACCTCTTTACTAGATGAATCTGCGAAATTATCTAGTAGATTATTTAGTTGTGTTAACATATCTGCAGCTTTTTGTAAGTTGTCTATATCTACCATACTCCAACTTTTTCCAAGAGCTGATATTGATTGTTTTCCTTTAGGCATTATTATTACTCCTTATCTCAATAAAAATACTAATTTCAATAATATTTTACACTATTTTTGTATATGTAAATTTTTCAAAATATTTTACGTTAAGGTATTTACATTTTTTAAAATATATGTTATACTATATATAATAAAATAAATTATTGATTTAAACAAAGTTTATAATTTAAGGGAGGTGTAATATATGAAAGTGAAAGATGTATATAAAAAATACAAAGGATATACAATAATGTTATTTGGAAAACCTCTAAGTGAATCAAGTACACCATTTACACACTTACCTAAAAATAAAGACTTAAATGAATGTACTGTAGTAGATATAAAAGTAGAAGAACGAAAGCAAACAATAATATCATTCAATATAAATTTAACAAAAGGTAAAAAAGAGGAATCTTTAGGAGATGTTTATTGTTATATTAAATAAAAAAGGGGGTGTTTATTATGTATGACCCAAACAGACCACATGCAAATGATTATAAGTACAGAAATTTACCATTTCAAGAGAAATTAGCTCAATCAGAAAGAGATGCAATGTTATATGATATTCAACAATCATTAAAAGCTCAACAAAATAATAATGCTAGTTCTACAAATTACTCAAGTTCTACCAGTCATTCAATTCCAACTGGAACTGGATATTATTTAACATCAAACAACTACACTAAAAAAGATTTAAGAAAATTGGACAGATTAGAAAGTTATTCATTCAGTTTACTTACACCTACATTTTTAGCTTTATTTGCAACTGTGATAGTTGGAGTAACTGTAATGTTTAACTCAACAGCAGATGATAATTTACCATTTTATATTTCAGCAGGTTTTTTAGTAGTATTTGGAGGATTACACATTATAGTTAATGTAATTAAAGCTTATATGCAAACAGAATATTATATCGAAAAACATCATGATGAAGTAGTTAGAGAAAATAGAGAATTAGTTAAAAGAGCAAGACAACAGCAATTAGAAAGAGAATCAAGAAGGGAGGAATAGCTATATGATTATAAGAGTTACATTTAACAACAATGATTACCAAAATTTGTTGGAAAGTCAGTTTAAATATGGATTATCTACATCATTTTTAACAGTTAAATCTCAATATATTAGCAGTGAATCAGAAGAAGCTTTGAAAAAATACAAGGATATAAGTGTGTTGCAGGATAGTATATTTCATAAATTAAACAGTGAAAAGGAACTAACTTTAGAAGAAAAACAACAGTTAATAAATATTATTAAGGAAGCCTATAAAATCGTTATAGAAAGTCAATATAAAAATAGTAAATCTTATTTATTAAATAGCTTAACTGTAGATATCATAAACAGTTTTAAAGATAAATGGGAGAATGGAGAAGTATTATATTACTTTTCATCGGCAGATAAATTTATTATAGAATAGGAGGTGAATTGTTATGACAGATAAAGAAAAATATATAGCTTATGAAAAAGTAAGAAGAAGTGGTGTAACAAATATGTTCGATATAATTACTGTAGAAGCATTAAGTGGTTTAAGTAAAGAAGATATAATTTATGTTATGAAAAACTACACAGAATTAAATAAAAAGTATAATTATTAAAAATTACGTTATAAGAAGGTGAAAGTTTATGAGACTATGGCATTATAAATTAATCCCAGTATTACCTAATAAAATGTTGGTTAGTCAATGGCGTAAATGTATAGCTATTAAAAGACAATGGGAAAGACGGTACATTAAAAAACAAGTTGGTTAATTATGTTATGGACCACCCTAAAAGTTATTTTATAGACTATGTAATATATATAATAACTGAGATGGACAATAGAAAAATTAAATATCAAGGTAAATATTATTTAGAAATTCTTCATTTTTGTAAAAAAGTTAATGGAAATTATATGTATCCAGAACATAATAACAGATATCTGTTACAATGTTACTATAACTTACAAGAACAATACGACCGTGGTATTATAAATGAGTTAGAATGGAACAGAATTAAAGAAACTGTCAATGTTGCTAAATGTTTAATGTACAGTAACGACACATAATAAATTAAAAAAGTAAGTGTATTTAAACACCTACTTTTTATTTTTTGCATTATCTAATGCTTTACGTTTTGCTTCATTTTCTTCTTTCTTTAATTCTATAAGTTTATTGATAACATAAATTCGTTCATACTCATCCATATTATTTGTATCCTCAAAACTAATTCCAGAAGATAATTGACATATAACTATTTGTTGGTCTAGGATATCATTTAGGTCCTCTTTATTGTATTGATTTTTCTTTTCTTTGTACTCTTTATTTTTAGAATCATTAGATATCCTCATCACTGGGATTGAATAGTTCGTATGTTATAGGTAAACCATGTGTTACTTCACTTTTACACTTAGGACAAAGTGTTTTTAAATCTTGAGATAAACCATAATCAGCACTTAACTTATTTATAGCTTTTCTTAGTGTTTTAAAGTCTACTATATCCATACTGTTAATATAATCTTCTTTTTCCTCTGCTAATAGTGTTTTACCATTAACCTTATCTATATATATTAAATTAGTTTCTGTAAGTAACTTTTCTTGTCTATTAACATTAGGAAATCTATCGAAGAATTCTTCAAGAGTTTCTCCTAACTTAATAAGTTTATTTAAATTTGGTACATCTAAATCTATTGTTTGTTTAGATATAGGTAACGTTACTTTTAGCTTATCTTTAATATCATCTGTTAAGTAATCTACAGGAACATCTGATAAATGAATTTCATGTATAAATTGAGCACCACAATGTGGACATGTAACTGTTACTTTGTATTTATCTGTTAATAAGCTTAATACCCTTAGTTTAAATAATAAAAAGTTTGCATCCGATAACTTTAATTTTCCACAATCAACTGGAACTTGTGATACAATACAAGCATTTAATAAATCTTTAGTTACTTGTGTGTTGTCGTCACTTCTATATCTTAATTTTTCCTCAGCTGTTGTCATTCTTCTTAGTGTGATTGCTTCAGGTATACCATCCTCAGGTTTGTATAACAAACCTCTACTAGGTAATGTAAATGTATCCTGTTGTTTAATATTAGTTATTTCTGGCATAATGTCTTTTTCCATAATATCTCTAATCTACCTCCATTTAATTTTTTATATTATTATACATATATAATAACATCTCTAGATTATAACCATTCCGTCACTAAACATATTATTATACATATTTAACAATTGTTCATCAGATAATTGTGAATCACTATTTGTTTTTCTTATATTACTTAATATTTGATTATCTCGTTCTATTTGTTTATTTATATTTTGTTCTATTACATCCTCATCGTCTGTAACATCAATTGTTTGAAGTTTATTATTTTGAACGAATGAAAAATATTTATCTGCAACATTCTCATTAGGATTCAATGTTAATATATCCGAATTAGTATTACTTGTAAGTGTTACGTTTTCCATATAATCTAGTTCATCTAAATTAACACTTAATACAGCATTATATATAGCTCCACCTATACTATCTGAAATATCTTTTCCAACAGATTTAACTTTAGTTCCATCTTCTAATATTTTTATAGATTGTTTAGGGTGGTCTACTTTACCTGTAGCTTCATTTTTCTCTAGATTAGTTATTTCTCTAATTAGTTCCTGTATTTTTAATAATTTAATTCGTTGTTCCACTAAAACATTTCTAAATGTAGTGTATCCAATACATTCTTTATTCTTAATAATATCCATAGATACTTCTTTTACATCAAAACCATCTAATTTTAAACTTTGTAATAACATTAAGCTTTGGTATCCATCACAACTTACACCTACAATGTTCCAACCTAAATCATACTTTAAGTAGTGTATAAAATCTTTAACTTTTATCATACTTAATTCATCATTAGCTGGACATTGTATACCTACAGAGAACACGTGTCTAAATACCATTTCCTTTAATAAACTTGTATCTCCTGTATCTGTATATCTTTCTTGGTTTTTATAACCTAGAACAGCAACTGCACTTATTCCTGTCATATCCCCACTTTTAGATAAGTCACAGTGAATATAAATCTTTTTACTATATAACATAATTGGAACTAATTGAGGTAAGAAATAATCTTTAATTTGATTTTTATCCGCCATACCTGTTTTTATTATTTCAGAACTAAATGGGTTTACTCCCTTACCTATACAAGGCTCTACTAATCTATAAGGTATATATTTATAACTGGATTGTACTGCTATACCACAAGTATCAATAAGTGTTCTATTTAAATCCATTTCAAATCTATGTAACATTTCTAAAGGGATATCTATTACTTCATATCCTTTCATTTCTGCCTCTTCAATCTCTTCTTTACTTACATTTGTGCCCATTATATAACTTGTTAACAATTCATTACCAACCGCTAATTTAAACCATTTACCACTAAACATACTTAATGGTTTTACTTCCCACTGTTTATATCTACTTACATGCATTCCAGGTTGACCTTCGTTATCTCTAATGAAACTTTCTAATACAGCATTTGTAGATTTAGCAGAACTGATGAGGTACATTCTACCTTGAATTCTACCACCTTTCATAAAACGTGAAGATAGACGTAAATATAACTGATTGTATATTTGCATCATTCCTGCTTGCATGTACTCAACATTATCATTATCTCCAAAAGACATTTCATCTATGGCAACAAATTGAACAGCAACAGATAATGCGTGTTCCTCTGTAGAACCAATACCAAGTCTAATGTCTTTTTTAGGTTGATATACTAAATTTGTTCTTCCAGTAACAGTACCTCGTTCCATAAACCACGGACTCATTTGTAAAGCTTTTTGAAATTTACCCCACATTGTTTTTTCTGCTAATTTTAAATTAAGGTTAAAAAATAAAATCCAAATAGTTTCATTTGCTTCCAGATAATATCTGTTTGGATTTTTAAGACACATTAACTTATACAATTCATAACATAAAGAGTATGTTGCCACAGTTGATTTACCTGTACCTGTACTTCCAGTTATTGCCCACTGGTCCACAAAGTTTATTGGATTGTGAACATAATATAATTCTTTTTTCCAAGTTTCATAGATATCCTTACCGTAGTTAGTGTACTTACCTAAGTACTGCTCATTACTTAAAAATGTCCAAATATCTACAGGTATTTCCTCATAATCATCATAATATAAATTATCTAATTTTTCGGATGAACCATTTTGTATTAAGTCACCCATAATAGATTTAAGTTCATTAATCTCACTTTCACTTAATTGTGTTAGCGTTTTTAAATCTGTATCATTCTCTAACAATATTTGTCTACCTCCAAAACATATCTTGTTTTCGTTAATATTTTACAAGATTTTATAGAATTTGAAATTTAGGTATTTACAAAACAAATCTATCATGTTATATTATCTATTGATGAACATACATTGTATACACAGAGTTAATTTATTATTTTTTAGTACTTAATAATTTATCTGTTAGTTCCAAAGGCTACAAATCTAGTTGTATTTATTTGTGTGTTTGTCGAATTATAACTTTGAAAGTTTACTATAAAATAGTTTTTGGGCCACTACATCAATAAGTTATGCAAGCTTTTATTCTATATAACGGTATACGAGTCCGAAAATCACAAAATTAAATTTCATGTGAACTATTCCATTAAATCACGAAATTAAATATTCATGTGAACTATATTAGAACAAAAATTATTTATAGTAAAGCTTTCGTTTTTAAATTCATAAAGTGTGGTAATTTGTTGTAGGAGACAGACTATTACACTTTTTTAATTTTTAATAATGTAATTACATTATTTGTTGTTTAAAACTTGTTATTTTTGATTGTAGTACGAAATAAAGACATTTTTAAAGATAATAAAAAGGATACATTTTATTGTATCCTTTTTATTTTTATTAGTTTCGTAATTCTGTACTCATTGTACCTAAATAATTTGGATTGTTGTAGTTTGTAAATGCCGCAGAAGTATTTTGATTATCTTTGTCATTTTCTGAAACAATCCAAGTATCAAAGTTAGGAGTTGTCCAAGGAATAGCTTTATCATATACTATAGTTGTACTAAATTGTCTTTCCTCTGGATTTTGTCTATTAAATTGCCCTAGTGAGTAACTATTTATCCAACATCCCCTTAACTTCCATGAAATTTGTCTAGTTCCATTTGGAGCCCATTTATATAAGATACCATCTTGTGAATAATATTCTTTGAAACCTATTTTATCATTTTGTACATTGTGTGCCATTGCATACCAAGCTAATAAAATGTATTCTGTTTTCAAACCAATATAATCTGTAAATGATATTGAAGAATCACTTATACTTGGTGTACCTGCGTAGTTCATTGTACCATTACCTGTTTTAATAGAAAGTTTTTCTATACTCATTTCAGGTCCAGCATAATCTCTTAATGAAAGTGCTAAAGCTTCACTTGCTTCTTCTGCCGTAGCTACCTTTTCACCGTCCATACTGTATAAGTCTCTTGTAAACTTAATTTTTAAAATAAAGTCTGAGCTTCTACCAGGTTCGAAATCGGCTTTATGATTTAACATATAGGTTACACCAAGGTACTTCTCAATATCCTCATTCTTTAAATCTTCATCATGTTTAATTGCACCCATTAGCTCTCACCTCCTGTAGTTAATGATACATTACCGTAAGCTACATTTAAGTAAATTTCAATAGCCTTAATTGTTGGTGTTAAGTATACATCTACTCTTACTTTTAGTTTTCTAGGTTCGTTTGCAGAACTTACATTAGTAATAGTGTAATCCATTACAGCTCCCTCTGTTTCCATTCTGTCTAATGAACTTCCAACTCTAAGTGCAAAGTTTTCAAATGCTTCAGTTAAGTTGTATTGATATTGTAGTTGTTGTGCTACATTATATATAATACGTCTTATTTCAATTACAGTTAAGTCTATACTTGATTCCATAAATGCATTATCGTAATTTCCAGTTGCTTCTGGAATTAACAATGTACTATTTCCAGCTATAACATATCTTCCACCTTGCATTCTCATTATTGGGTTGATATTTACTTCTGTATCACTTTGCCATTGTTCTGATAAATCTGAACCAATTTCAAACTCAGGTTTTATTACGTTACTAACTTGACCACTAGTTATACCTGCTTTTGGTGTATAAGGCTCACCTCCAGCTGAAACAGCACTACCAACAACAGTTAAGAATGCATATGATGGTGGCATCCACAATTGATTAGAACCAACTTGCATATATTGCCAAGGTGAACAAATACTTGCACTTGGTATAGGTTGACTATCACTTAATTGTTGATATCCTAAAGCATTAGCATATTGTTGTTGTTCCTCAGCTGGTTTACCATATGGAATATCAATTAAAGCTCTACAGTCTTGTCTAAGTAAAGTTAAGTTTTTCATAGCCTCTGCTATTGGATATGTTGAAGAGTCTTCTGCGTCTGTATATCCACCACTTGTTATAAATTTAGGTTGATACAAAATTTTATCTGTAATCATACTATAATATGCAGGTAGTTCTCTAACTACATTATCCTCATTGAAGTCTGTTCCGCCACTTAATTGAACATTTTGTACTGTTTGTGTATTAAATGTAGCTGGATTTGTATTAACAACTTCAATTTTTATTCTATCAAATTCTGTTGTTTTTAATCCTTTAATTAAATCTGTTGCAATTTCTAATTGAGTAGCTGTTGTATTAAATGTAACAACTTTCTTTTGCTCTAGTAATTGACTATTGTAATATACATCTATCCATATAGCTGTACTTGTGTTTCTCATTGTAACTGCCATACTGTTACCATAAGTTCCACCCCATTTTTCATATACTTTGAAATCAATTAAACTAGCAGGTGGGTCATCTTCACTTGCTGCAGCATGTTTAAATGATGCTTGAGCTGGAGTTACTGCTAATGTTTTAACAGTTTGTCCATCTACTGTAGTAGTTACATAAGCAATTCTTTGGAAAATTACAGGTAAACCACTATTAAGTATACCAGCTACATACTCAAAAGTTTTTGAATCTACTGGGCTATGGTCACCACAAGCATAAACAAAATCATTTAATGATTCAAATAGCATTGGTTGTCTTGGGTCACCTGTTATTGTAGTTCCAGGAATGTATACCCAGTTATCAATAAACGTAGTTGAGTTTCTTAATGTTCTAGATAAATTATTAGTGTTAATATTTATAAAACTCATGTTTTACTCCTTTCTTATATTTTTATTTAAGTTTTTTAATTAACTTACATTCTACTAAATTGTCTTTAGTAATAGTTAACATAGAAAAGTTACCTAAACTTTCATTTTTCATCTCTGTTGTTTTGTATTTAGCAACCCCTCTTGAATCTACAATTTTGTTCATTTTAAATTCTATAGATTCCGTTTTATTTTCTTTTCCTTTTATGTTTCCTTTTACACAAATTCCATCATCTGATTCTGTTATAGACTCTGTTTCAAATCCTTCCCAATTTGGGTCACACTCTTCACAATATTTTGAAAATTTCTCATCAAATAAATCAATTGTTAGTTCATCATCAGCTTCAACTTCTGTATCCTCTACTTCTGTTTCATCTGTAGCTTCTTCACATTCTCCATCTTCGCATACATCATTTTTTAGTGAATCTAATTCTGATTGTAGTTCACTTAATTTATCTGTAAGTTCTTTAATTTTATCCTCTACAGTAGGTTCTTCTTGAACTTCTTGTGTATCATCAACTTCTTGTGTATCATCAACTTCTGTTGTATCTTCACTAACTTCTGTTTCAATTTCTTTTGATTCTTCAATTTCTTCAGTCTCTTCAACTTCTACAGTTTCTAGAGCATTATCAATGTTGTAATCTAAAGAATCAACAACACTATCGTATACTTTATTAACTATTTCATTATCTTCAAAATCATTAACATCTATTTTATCTTTTAAATCTTGTCTCTTATTTATAATTTCATATGCTAAGAATTTCTTAAAGTCATATTCATCTTCTATCCATTCTTGTAACTTTTTAGATTCTGTACATTTTTCTGCTGTACCTTCTTTTTTACAAGATTCCTCTACTTCAAAAGATTCTTTATACCAATTTGTTATTTCATCTGTATTTATTGATGTTACATTAACTAAATCTGACCAAAAAGATTCTTCCATTCCTTGGTCTATATAATCTTGATGTATATCTTTAAGCATTTCATCATAATCTTTGTCTAAGCTAACTTCAACATCCTCTTTCTTAATTTTCTTTGATTCCTCAACAACTTCCTCTGTTTCTCCTTCGACAACTTCCTCTGTTTCTTCTGGAGAAATGTCTTCAACTGGTGTATCTTCCACAGGAATTTCTTCGATAACTTCTGCTTGTTCTGCTGTATCTACAATTGCATCATCTGTTGTATTATCTACAACTGTAACAGTTTCATCGCCCATTATAATTTCAGTTTTTTTATCATCAATTGAAACTACAGTATCGTCATTTGCTATTGCTATTGATTCTTCTAAATCTTTTTTATTGTTTTTTGATAATTTTTGTGGTTTTTCTATTTCGCAACTTTCTTCTAATTTACCTTGTAAAGCTAATTTAGTTGCCTCTAGTAAACTAATTTTTGACATTGTTACATGTACTCCTTTCCTTAAAAATAATTTTAGTTTAAAACTGTAAATATATCTCTATTGTCATCTAAATATTGTCTAACACTTTGAACTTCTGCGTTACCCTCCGATAACAAGGTGTCTCCATCCAATTCAAATTTAGTAGAACTAGACTTATACTTACTTCTAATTCTACCTAATATAATCTTACATTGACCTAAAGCTAACTTTCTTATTTGTGTTTCCCAGTAGTCCTCTCTTATATCTTCAATACAAAGATATTCCGGTTTAAAGTTAATTGTTACAAAACTAGGTATACTTTGATTAGCTGTTAAATATAATTTTTGGTTTGGTTTATCCCAAATAAATTGCATATCAGTTGCTAAAATGTTTAAATTCCTTTTAGTCATTATAGCATTCATATATCCGTCCATATTGTACATCCCAAGCGATGTTACAGTACTTGTAGTTGGAACAGCAAAAATGGAACCAGTTAAAATGCTATCTTGTGCTCTCATAACAGATTCTACAGAATGTATATTATATCCAGCTAAATCTATGCAATTAGCATAGGGTACAGTAACAGTATATAAATCAGATATATAATGCTTAACTTCTTCAAATGAATCATCTACAACTTGTTTTATGTCTTTAGGTGTTAGTTCTAAGTCTAATACAGGAACGCCCAACTGTGTTTCAATGTATTTAACAATTGCTTTAGTTCTTTTTTTCATACGAGGATATGTACGAGGTTTTACTAAATCATTATCTTTATATATGTTATCTGTATTATCCATGTGTACTATAACCTCCCTTATCTACTTTATAGTAGAAAATTATAAGTTTGTTGTTTTATTGTACGCCCTACTATCAATTAGTATCCATGAGGTAGAGCACGGACTTAATTGGTAAGACTATATACAATAAAACAACAAAAATTTATATCAACTTATTAAAATAAATTTATTAAGTTAATAACAAAACAATTATTACTGTCTATACACTATTCACCTTTAGCTACTTCAACAGTTAAACCAGTTGCAGTATTTGCTAATGCAGCATAGTATGCAGCTTCTTCACTTGAACCTGCTGTTAATACAACAACATCTGCAGGTTTTAGTACTTCGATGAAATTAACTCTAAAATATCTAAATCCTACATCCTCTGTTCCATTATTTGTAATTGTTACCGTTGCTGGTACTTCAAAATTCTTAGTTGCCATAACTAATACCTCCTCTATAATATTTTGATAGATTTGAATCTATCTAATTATCTCCTATATAATTATTGTGTTAGTTTGGATAATAAAATCTAAACAAGGAATAACTATAAAAGAGTTTTATTATTGTTCTACCTCAATAATATTTTACTAGTGTAAAGTTAAATTTTTTCTAGTACAAAAATTGTGAAAGTGTACTAACTTTAGCTTTTTTAGCTTTTTCACTTTTTATTTTTGTTTTTTCTTCTACAATCTCTGTTGTTTCACTTGGTTGTTCATCTGCTGCAGATTCAATTATATCATTTATAACTGCATCTTCCTCTGTAATATTTTCAGCCTCATTGTTTACAATTTCATCTATATTTGTAAATTCTGATTCTTCTACTTTATTTTTCTTACGCATAAAATACCTCCTATTTGCTACTAAAATCCATTTTAAAGGACTTTTATATTAGTTTAATATAGTTTGTTTATTGTTTTATAATTTATTCACAAACTACATATCGTTAATATTTTACAAGTAAAGACATAAAAAAGTTGTATGTTTAATTACATACAACTAATAATTTAACTTTATTCAATTTACTTTAGAAATAACTTTCTTCAGATTTATCATTTCTAACTTGTTTAAAAACAGGAAATCTTAAACTTACACTAGAATCTTTTTTGTTTGTAGTTTCCTCAAAGTATTGTACTTCTATAATTTTATTCAATATATCTTGTTTGTTTTGCCACCAATATTCTCTTTGTTCTTTAGTTAGTCCACTACCTACACTAACGTTGAACCCTTTATAGTTAACAACTAAGGCTCCTAATTTACCTTTATTTAAACCACTGCCTTCTTCCACATCAATAACTTTTAAGTCTACAGTGTACATTTTCTTTACCTTTAACATATTTTTACTTCTTTTATACTCATAATTAGCATTAGCAATGTTAATCATTAGCCCTTCTTGTCCTAAACCTATAACTTTATCTAATAAGTTATTAACAATATTTTCATTCATTTTACCTTGATATAGTATTGGTGTATTTTTTATATTAGGACAGTCTTGTAAATTGTTTATTAAGTTTTCTAGATGACTTTTTCTATAAGATGTTGGTTGTTTAAAATCGGTGAATGTATCAAAACTATCTAAACTTGTATAATCGTATAACCATATATTTATGTTTTTCTTATCTTCCATATCAGAATTTACAATAGAAGCAGTTTTCTTAAATAATTCTTTAGACTCTATTTTTGGTACATATATACCATCTATCATATTATTTTCTTCAACAGTATTAGAAAATAAATCATTGTGTTTATTAAGTTTGTAATCTAATAATAGCTCCCCATCATACATTCCATTAGGTAATTTACTTAATTGATTTTGTAAATCTATTAAACCTTCATATACTTTACCATTTCTAGAGTACAGTAATACATTTCCATCTTGTACTCTTGCTGAACATCTTTGTCCATCAAATTTTTGTGTAACAATTATATCTAAATTCTCTTTATATATTCTATCTAAGTTATCATATAAACGTTCTCCTTGTTGAACTTCATATACTGGAATTAAATCCTTCCACACTTTATTTATACTTTTTACATTAACACCTAGAGTTAAATCTTTAGTTATTATGTCTTTATATAATTGTTGATATTGCTCCGGTTGATTTTTTATAAATTGCTGAACTTTGTAACATATTTGATTTGAACCTGTATTGTTAACTCTCAAAAATTTAAATAAATCAATAATATTATCTATCTTATTTTCACTAATATTTAATGTCATATCAGGCAAATCTTTATTTATCTTTTTACCTGATATTCCATAAACATAGAATGGGTTATATGTATAAAATAAAATATCCTTTAGTTCTTGATTATCTATATTTTGTTTTAATATTTCTAATTTATCATTTGTTCCACTTGTATTTTGAATTGATAATAATATGTCTAAAACACTTTCCAATAACTTTCAACTCCCTCTAATTATTTTTAATAAATTCTGTTAATCTTTTAATTACATCTTGTGCTGTGTGTCCATCATAAGGATGTAATGATTTAGGTACTTCAGGTATTTTAAATAAATCCCAATCTTTTAATTCGTAATGATTACTTATTTGTTGTCCATTTGGTAGAATAGCTACAACTATAAACCAGTTACCATCAAAACATTCAACATTGTCATAATGTTTTTTACTTTTGTATACTATGATATCTTTCCTAAACTTGTACCATTCATTAAAAAGTGCTGCGTTATATAACTTTCTAAAATCGTACAATTCATTAAATGTGTGATAACCATCACTTACATTTCCCATATCTTCTTTATTCATAATTTTATCCCCATTCTATTTAACATTTATTTGTTTATCTTCTATATAGTATTTACAGTCTACATATCCATTACAATACTGTTATAAATAATCGATATTATAGTTATAAATATTATAATCGTTAGAAAATATAATTAAATTATAAACCGTATCAATTATTCCTCTAATTTAAAATTTTCTATAAATACTTTACCACATTTATAACATCTGTACTTAATAAAATAATGTTTATTAGAATCAACATAAGGTTGTACTATTGGATTTTCCAAATCTAATTGATGTTCACAAAATAAGGGTTTAATAAGTTTAATTATATTCATATATTTAACTCTCTCCTCTACTGTATTACATACCTTCTAATGTATATTTCATATGCTTTAGAATGTCTTGTCTGCCAGCCCTTTCGAGTGCAATTAGAAACTTTTGTTCATCTACTTTTCTATTTGAATCTCTAGCTATTTCGGCTAACATTAGTATTAAATAAGAACAATCTCCATATATTAAATCGTCAAATGTTGCCATTTTAAAATGTTTGTCAAGAACTCCATTATACTTAGCTCTTTGAGCATATTTAACTCTTCTTTGTCTCCAATCTTTGTGGTCACATTTAAAATCTCTACAGACATAAGGTCTTACTTCATAAATTTTACACATGTTATCTTCACCTAGAAAACAACACTTAGCATTCATATTATTTTCATTGATTCTATTTGTTGGTTGTATATTATGTACCTTAACATAGTCTTTTATTACCTGTACTTCTTTTTCCGTTAAGGGTATTATTATACTACAACATTCTCCACAATTAGAACATTTATGATTTATTGTATTAGGTTGTGGGTCCCTATCTGTAAATATATCTGAATATTCAATCATTATATCTCCTCCAAACTTAATACAAATTATAACATATATTTTAAAAAATGTAAACTATTTATTATCAAATATTGAATCATCTTTAATAAATACATAACTATCTACACCACATCTATGCTCTAATTCTTCTATATATTCTTTGAGACATTTTAAAGCATTATATTTATCACTAACTTCTCGAGTAATATTAGGTAAATCTACACAACTATAATTATATAACTCTTGTGTGATATATTGTTTTCCTTTGTCTATAATTAACTTATGTTTCTCTGTATGTGTTTGTATGTACCCACCTTGATTCCACTTAAAGTTAAAATCAGTTCTTTTTATTTTACACATATGTCCATCTTCATCATAAAACACTATACCTTCTATATAATTATCATGTAAATATTGTTTTATACCTTCGTAGTCAAAGGGTACACCATCCAATTTAATACTACCATGTTTAATTAGTTTATCTTTTTTAAGGTTATAAGGATTAGAACTAAAGTGTGGACCAACAATTTCATACGTACCATCCTCCCACTCATCTTGCTCTTCTAATGCTTGAATGTACCAATTATCATCAAATTGTTTATTGTCCTTTTCACACAATAGCCAGTGAGGAAAGTGACCTGTAATTGGGTCCGCCTTCTCTTGACAAGGAATAGCTCCTTTAGGTAATATCTTTCCAGGTTTTAAATCATATCTCCTATAAATTTTGTTATTTTTAATTAAACAACAACTTCCATCTATTTTTTCAGTTGCCCACCTATGTTTAGATGTATCGTATAACCATAAACAATTAGGATTGATTTCATTTTCACATCTACGATAATCAACTATCTGACCATTTAACGTACCTTGTAAAAACGTTCTTTTAAATAAAGAATCCATCTTTCTCATATTTAATACAACCTCCTATATAGATATTAACATCTATAGAAGAATAAAAAAAATACGTTCAATTGAACGTATTTAATTTTTTTATTTATTTAATGTAAGTAAGGAGTTAATTCCATCATTTAACATTGTAGTAGGTAATTGTCCATTCCACTTGTTAATTAAATTTTGTTGTACCTCTAATTCCTTTAGTCTAAGTGTATTTTCTGTTATTTGACTGTTCTGTAATCTCATTACCTCTGCATCCTTTTCTGCTACAGATATCTCTTTTTCATTTTGAATTTTTTGTTTTTCTAGTTCTGCTTTAGCTGTTTCCACTTCTTGTTGTTTAACAGCTTTAGTTTCAATAGCTTGGTCAAATGTATCACTAAAGTCTATATTTGTAATGTTAAACTCTGTTACGTCAAAACCTCTATTTTGTATTTTATTAAATAGTGTTTCATGTATTTTAGATGAAACTTCTGCTCTTTTAGTAATTAACTCCTCAGCTGTATATTGTGCCATAACAGATTTTATACTCTCTTGTATTGCTGGACTAATTATAATATTTTCATAATCTGTTCCAACTTCTTTATATAGTTTATTTGCTGTATTTTTGTTAACATTATAGTTTACAGCTATAGTTACTTTAACTGTTTGTAAATCTTTAGACGAACTCTCACTTGTTACTTCTATTTTCTTGGTTTTACAATCTATAAGTATTATCTTTTCTATGTAAGGTGCTTTAAAATTAAAACCCTCACTAATGGTGTTATCTTGTACCTTACCAAATCTAGTTTTTACACCAACACATCCTGTAGGAACAGTTTTAATAGAATTAAAAAAAGTAATTATACCAAAAATTATTAAACCTACTATTATTATAACTTTTAACCATTGTTTAAATTTTTTGGAAAATTCATGTAAATCTATCATATCAGATTTACGATAATCAGGTAACTCATTCCACTCCTTTTCAGTTAATTTAAAAATTTTTTCATATTCAGGTTTGTAATCATACTTTGCCATACAATAATCTACCTCCTTATTATAATTTAATTGTTACATAATATTCTTACAGTTTAAATTTCTTCTACAATATTTTTATTCATTATTAAGATACTATCACAATCCCAACCATATAATTGATAATATAACTCTATATCACTTGAAATTATAACTTCAATAGCGTCATAGATTTGAGATAGTTGTTCAAAATCTAATAATGTCCAATTGGAAAGTGAACATAAAGAATTATAATCTGAGTTACTTTGATGTGGTAAATCTTCTAATTGTGATACATTGGTTATAGTTAATACTTTGGCACTGGGTTTTAGTTTGAATTTAAAATATAAGTTATCTAGGTTAAATTTATCTGTGTAATAATTGTTTTGCTGTACCCAATCTAACCAACTAAATTTACTATTCACACAACTAGCCCAAAATCCACCTAAGGGTTTAGTTAAAAAACAGTTATTTTTGATGGGTAACATTTTATTAGAATCAAAATGTGAATGTCCATAGTGGATATAAATTTTATTATTCATACCTAACTCCTAAAAATATTGTGGAGCCACTTGTCTGAATCGAACAGACGACCTACTGATTACAAGTCAGTTGCTCTACCAGCTGAGCTAAAGTGGCGTCATTTAAATGGTGGGCAGTTCTAGATTCGAACTAGAGAACTCAAATGAGACCAGATTTACAGTCTGGCGGTTTTAACCACTCACCCAACTGCCCAAAAACAAATGGCTCCTCAAACAGGACTCGAACCTGTGACATTTCGGTTAACAGCCGAACGCTCTACCTACTGAGCTATTGAGGAATATAAACTGTGTTAACTTTTTGACGTCCAAAAGTTAATATACATACCCACAGTTAAGTATTGGGTTATAGAGGACTAACCCTCAATCCTGTAACATTTTAAAACCAGGTTCACTGGAAGTTGTACACACTTAGAATCACTTACTATCGGAAAGTAACTCTCAGAAACCGTTATTCATCTTGAATAATAGTCAACTTACAATTATATTCTATGATTTTTCGTTTGTAGTAACGAAGTGTATCTTTAGCACATAGTTACCATAGACTACACCAAATCTATGCCCTCCTCGGTCAGGCGCCGTCAATATACTTTAAGTGTTTCATATTGATGAAGTACGGTTATTTACGTGGTTCCCACGAGAGCTTTATATTCTTTATAAAGTTGAACGGCTTCGATGCTCTGCTCCTAACAATCTTATCTATAATATAATTATAAAATTACATGTTGTACTACATATAAATACTACATTTCTTTCTAAACATATATTATAGATTGGAGTAATAGTTTTTGAAATGAACTATTAAAGAAACATTTCTTATTTCAATAAGAGGTTATTCTGTCTCTCCAGAATGTCACGTTGCTACTTAATACACTGCTTACTCACCACAACGTTTATACCGAGCACTCTTGCCGTGTGTACTTGACTCTTGGACTTTATCCTACTTTACCAAGAATAGACTATACGGAGTGTTACTGTATAGGTAGGGCCTAAAGTGGTGACGCTACTGTGAGTTGAACACAGCACTTTGGAATGAAAATCCAATGGCTTAACCGACTGCCCCTAGCGCCATATATTAAATTAAAATATGGTCCGGGTAGCAGGATTCGAACCTGCGACCCCATGGTCCCAAACCACGTGCGCTACCAACTGCGCTACACCCGGATATAAGAGATATATGTGTCCTCCCTGATACATTTAATTAGCCTTCGGCCAAGTCAATTAAAAACATATCCAGCATACATCTCTCTTAGTAAGGAACTGTTTTACTATAAACTATATGTATTTTAATCCTCGCAAAACAAAAATACACAAATAATAAAACAACATGCACATATTAGTGGAGGTATTTTCTTGTACGTGAAAATACTATAAATATCTAAAGAGTTGAACGAACCTCTCCAAACTGTTAGCCACTCCTCTAACCAAAATAACAAATAAAACTCTTATTAGTTAAGAAAATGAACAACTATGGATAAAAACTTAACTAATAAGTGGGTGCAGGAATAGGATTCGAACCTATGACCTTCAGGTTATGGGCCTGACGAGATAACCACTTCTCTACCCTGCAGTATATTTTTTATATATTTTACAGTATTATAACCTTATACTTAATACTGTATTACTATAATAACATCTTAACCTTATTATAAAATTAGAGATATTATTAAACCAATTTAATAATAAGTACAAAAATACAAAATTTCTATCATAAAAACATTTTTAATTTTTTATAAATGTTATATTATAATAACTAGTTTTTAACTAAATAATATAATTAAAATGAAGCAATTAAACTTATATTATTAAGTTAGGTATGGTTGGACGAGTTAGATTCGAACTAACGCATGCATGAGTCAAAGTCATGTGCCTTACCACTTGGCTACCGTCCAATGTATAACTTCCATTTTTATTTTTACGAAGTGTTGAAAGTATAGCTATCACTTTTACTATAAATTGCTTTGACCTCTATATTGTGATAAGCAATAAAACCAATTAGAGTAGTAAAGATGTTATAGTCATCTCTGCTTATCTTGTGTAGGAATTGAACCCACATAACTGTCGTCACAGTTGTTCTACCATTAAACTAACAAGATATAAATCTTATAAAATTGTGTAAGGTAGGTTAGGGTTCCTACCTTACGGACGTTAATAATTTTGATAGCACTAACACTATCTGGCGTGGTAAGAAGGATTCGAACCTTCGGAAACTTTATAAGCTTCGCAACCTTAGCAGGGTTGTGGTTTAAGCCAACTCACCCATTACCACATATATAAAAGTGTGTATGAAAATTTATTTAGTTTATGTAATATTATATCATCTACAAGGTAGAAATTGTATAAAAATATTAAGCATATAATATATAATAACTTTATATATTATAACATCTTAGGGTTTTTTAAATTTTTAGAACAGATTAATTTTTATAAATTTTTATTACACACTTACATTTGTAATATAACATAAATATATGTAAAAAACAAGTATATTTTAAAAAAAGTAAATATTTATTTATTCTTCTAATTTATGTTTTTTAACATTCATGTTTTTGGTATTACTTACATTACTGTTTTTTAAATACTCTCCCATAAAATACGTATTTATTAGTATAGATAATGTTGGAAAAATTAGACACCACCAAACATTATATTTATAAGCAATATACGTCCAAGCATATAATAACGCAGCATCTACAACTCCTCTAGTACCTATATAAAGTATATTTGTAAAAAAACGTTCTGTGCTAATATCTGTTTTATCTTTCATATGTTAATTATCCTCCATATTTTAATTTATTTAGATATTCATAACCTGCAGTAACTAATTGTCCAAAAGCATTCCAATCAATATTATCTTTCAATCTATCTTCGCAACTATTTACTTGGTATATGCCATCATCAAGATTAAGAACAAAATTAGCAATTGTATAACAAGTACCATCTTCAATTCTCTTAACTATCTCTATTTCATTTTTATCTGCAGGTTTATTTATAAAAACACAATGTCTTAACTCTAAATCACCTACAGCTTTAATAGTAGTTGAATCAGAGTTACAACTATCTTCATATTCTTTACCTAATAGTTGAACTAATTTATTTTTTATATCTACAACAGATGTATTCTCATTTAAATTGTATAAAACTTCTTCGTATATAACATCCTTACTTATATAAAATTCGTCCTTATTTTCTAAAGTAAATTTAGCAATATTTATAGCTTCCATTAAATCTCCAACACTAAATGGGATTTGTAAATTACTTATAGATAAAGGTATTAAATTTGTTTTTAAAAAACCATGAAAATCATCTAATATTTGTACAGCTCTATTATCTAACATTCTGATTAACCTCCAATTAAGATTGTAGAATATCTGAAACAATTATATAATAACCAGTTCTTCTTATTACAATATTTTCTCTTAAATTATTTAATACACTTTGAGCTAACTCTAAATCTCTATACTTACCTAAAGTAACTTTTTGGCTATTTGGACTTTCGTCTACTAGTGCTACAACTTCATTATATTCTGTTTGTGTTTGCTCAGTATCTTCTACATACATTTTTATAACGTATTTAAAATTTATAAGTACATTATCCTGAGTTTGTATTATAAATGTATCCATATTATTTTTTACTCCTTTCTACAATTCGTCTTCCATAAAACATAAACCCATAATTAGCAATAGGTTGTATTTTATATCCCATCTTTCTTATGGAATTTACAAGTTTATTAACTTGTTTTTTATTAACACTACCTCCAAAACATTTATGTGCTATCTGTTTATATGTTAGAGGGTTACATTCCTTAAAATACTCCAATAGCAATGTATCTGGTGTAGCATTGTTATGATTTAAATTCTTAACATCTATCATAAATAATAACATCCTTTGTATATTTAATTTAACTAATCCCACAAATCATAATGATATTTTTCTAATAATCTATATGCTTCTTCTTTATATTTTAACATCTCTTCGGATTTTTCATCCCACCAAGTTATAAATTCTTTATCTCCTACATTGTAAGGACATTTATAAATATCCTCATCTAAATGTTCAAAACAATATGCAATCCTAGTCAATATAAGTAACCACATGTGTGCATCATTATTGGGATTAAATCGCTCTACATCTCCTCTATCTCGCAGAATTTTTTCTATAATTGGTATATAGGATTTTACCCAGTCTTTTGGAAATTCTGTTATATTTGTTCGTTCTTTAATGTTCATAGGATATCCTATACTATTATCTCTTAAACACAATATCATACCTACAAATTGATGACTTAACCAACTATTTATATTATAACAGTCTGTATAAGAAAAACCTCTTTTAGCTCTTTGTATTTTAACTTTAATATCATCTATAAAGCTTTCTATTTTATATTTTAATCCGCATATATTTTTCTCCTACAATAAATATTTTATATTTCGCTATACAAGGAAATATATTTGTCTATGTTAACTGGACTATAGTTATTAACATCTACACCCACATTAAATGCATTTTTAATTGGATATTCTAACTCATTAGAGTGTATGTGTCCAAATAAGTGAATTGCACCTTTGTTAGCTTTATTAAAACATTGTATTGGATAATGACTTAAAACAAATTTATGATTTTTATAATCAAACTCCTTATAATCTACTATTTCATCAAATAAAGATAAATCAGCATCTTTATCCATCCATATGTTTTCGTGGTTACCTTTAACTAAAACTTTATGTCCATTTAAACGTTTTAATATCTCATTAGTTTCTAAACCTGATTTAAAAGATAAATCTCCTAGAATGTATACTATGTCATTATTACTCACAACACTATTCCAATTATTTATTAGTTTTTCGTCGTGTTTATCTATCCATAACTTAATTACTTCATTTTCTATTCCTAACCAATCATCATCTACTAAGTTACACATTTCCTCTTGTGATGTGCCCAAATCAGTAATATATTTAACTATACTAGTTTGTTCATTAGTACCCATCATTTCCCAACGTTTATATTCATATTTTAATATATTGTTATGTCCAAAATGTAAATCAGATGTAACGAAAACATGTTTAAAATTTGTTGGGTAAACTTTTTTTGTACATGTTGCTTTTGGAATATTTAAATGTTGTTTAAATACATCTATAGTAATTTTATCAAGTATTTTATCTATGGATTCCTTATTATCTGAGTATATATTCTGTATAGCGCTATTCATTTTATTTAAAGTTTCTTCTGTTACTTTATTAGCTAAATCTACTGCTTCTTGTAAACTATATTGATTAAACTTAGCTTTTTCCAAACTCTCTTTATTGTTATGTGTAACTAAACACTCTGAGTAAGGTTTGCCTTCTATGTAATTATCAATAAACTCTGATAAACGTAGTATATGATGTAATTGTTTACCGGTCATATCCAAATTTATTTATCTTATCCATTAAAGATGGATAAGGATGACATAATGCCTTTAATTTTTGTACACTCATATTGCCTATCATCTTTAAAGCAAGTATGGGGTCATATCTAGCAATAAGTTCATTGTTAGCTAATAAAGTCATTATAGATTCCCTGTAATTTTTATTTATTATTCTATATTTTGAAAATAGTATTTCTATGTAATTGATGTTTTGCTTTTTAAAACATTCAAACATTAATCTAATATCTTTAACATCACAATGCTCCGAAGGTTCACACACAATACCGTTATGAACTGTTGGAACTAGTAAAGTTATAGATGTAGGTTTTTCATTTAATATTATATCTTCTAATGTAGGTAAAATTATAGCCTTTGTATCCACATCACTTGTATACTCTTCAGTGTAGTAATCTAAATTATAATTTTGACTTCCCTGTAATGCTATATAAACTATATCATTATTAGGAAACTGCTCTTTAACATAATTTAGATGTTGTTTTAATCTTTTAAAAATCATTGTATCGTGTTCATTATTTGTCATTGTATTTAATCACTTCCTTTAGTTTTTGTTGTATAATACCCATGTAATCTAATGTTAAACCCGTTTGCCCATTTACATATATTAAAACATCTTTATATTGCTCTAAATCAAAAGTATCATCATCTATAACTATAAAAGGCAATTTGCAATTATGTTTATTTATATAAGATGTAATTTCATCTTGTCTTATACAATTAGATGATGCGGGTGTAACTCCAATTATATTAGGTTTGATTTGGTTTATATCAAAAATAAAATTCCACTGTTCTAAGCTAAACTCATATCTCCTTGTACTACTTAAAACAATAGAATATTTACACTTATCATATAAATAATTTAAACATTTAACACCATCTTCACTAAATATGTAGCGTTGTAATATGTTTCTATAGTGAAAACTATTATCTTCATTAACAAATTTGTTATGTATATACTTTAAGTAATTACAAGGAGTTAATACACCGTCGAGGTCTAAAAATATAATGTAATTCATATTAACTCCTTTCTATACTTGTAGGTTGTAGTGTAATTGTTTGTTGTCTAAATTCTTTATTCTTACCTTTTACATAGGATTTAACAAATACAACCTTACCATCTTTATATCTTCTATAGTGTCCTTGTACTTGAAATGAATGTGAATATGTGTATCCCTGTCTATGTTGTATTAGTTTTTTAACAGTTGTTTTACGTATCTTGTTAAAATCATATATAGGTGTATTTATACATCTATGTTGCTTAACTTGTACTACACGCTTATCCTTAGTAGACTCTATATAATCTTTATTTGTTTTTTCGTAATAATAACTTGTTTTGTGTGTAGTTGTAGCCATATACCACAAACTAGTTACTAGTAAATCTACCACAACCTTATTAAGTTCATTTTGTATGTCATTCAATGTATGTAATTTTGGAAAATTATCAAAAGGCGATATTGGGTCCATATCCTCAACATTCTTCATACTAGGTGTAGCTAGTTGAATATCCATACCACTAAACAATTCATTATTACTATTGTAATTTAGTATTTTTAATTTATCGTCTTCAAATCTAAAGTGTGCTGTAAATTTTCTAGTGGACATTATTTGCTCTTTTAGAATATTTTCTATTTCTCTGTATGTTTTACTATAGTGTTTAGCATTATCAATAATAATATCTTTATATTTAGATAAATCATCGTCCAGTATTTCGTTTTCAATAATAAAATATCCCTCATTAAATGTTCGTGGAACATCTTTTAGAAATCTAACGTCTTCATTCCACCATTCAATAAACATAGGTATTTTATTCTTAGGTAAAATAATTTGAGGTAATTTATTTCTTATATGTAAATGTTGATATTTAGGGTCTACACGTAAATTTACATTTTGTACATTAGTCATCTACATCATCTCCTCACTACCAGTTAATCTTATTTTTATTTTTATTATACTCCTTAACAAGTTGCTTTATTAACTTATTAACTTTGTTTTTAGGTATTGTTCCTAACTCCATATACTTATATACTTTGTTGATTAATTTGGGTTTTCTTATATACTTCATCATCTCATTTAAATTAGATATATTTATGTCTTGCCAATTTTCATCAAACATTATTCTTGTTCCTCCTTAGCCTTAATATTGTCCTGTAGTTGGTCGTACTTTCTTTGATAATAACACATTTGAGCAGTTAATGTTGTTTCTTTACGTTTGTAACATAACTTTTCACAAACTAAAATGATATTCCATATAAGTAAAGCTTGTGTTGTTATAAAGAATATTAAAGCTGTTGTGAACCAATTATTCTCCATTAAAATCACCTCCACTGTCACTATCGTTGTTAAACCTAAATCCTGCTGGAGTTCGTTTTTGTAATTTCATATTATACTCACTGTTATTAGTTACAATTGTTATATATGCTTCTTTGTAGTCCAACTGTTCAACTAACTTTTGTATTTTATTTAATATTGTAGTCTCTCTCATTTATAATACCTTCCTATGTTTATTTATATCCCATACCTTCGTATTTAAAAAAGGTTGTAAATTCTATTTTACCACATTTTGGACAAATACTAACTATTTCATCTCCTTGAATATTTTCAAAAACTGTAGTTTTATCAAATCTATTAAGAAGTATATAGTTATGCTTACAAAATAATTGTGCTAATTTGTTTTTATGTTGTACATTAACTAAAGAATAAGGTTTACTGGTTAATAAAGGCATTCTATAACCGTATTTATCTTTATTCATTTTAAATAACACCTCCTATTTATAATATATGTCCATATCGTGTTAGGTTCAATTTTAAAACACTTTTATAGTTTAATAATAACTTTACATTATATTATATTAAATATAGCTTAAATCTCAATTTAAAACTTTGGTAAGTATTTAGGGTTCCACCCCTCCAGTTCATCATATATGTATGTGTTATACATATACTCCAGTTGGTCTTTATATGTTTTTAGTTTTGTAAGATTTTCTATATCTGTTTTTAACATATTAAATTCATCTAAAGTGTAAATTTTATGTACATCGCATAGATAATACTTACGTGAATCTTCTAAGTTTGTTACATGCACTTTGTATCGTCTTTTAATATCATCTATATTATCCAAATTTATGGTTAAAGAATCAGGCAATTTATATGCTCCACGTTTACTTATAAAGTTACGAATAAATCCCTTAACATATCTATAAGGTTCTACCTTGGTTGGAGGTAATAGTACGTATACCTCATCATTAACATTTAGTGTATATTCTTTCATTTTAATAACACCCCCTCTAATAACTAAGCATTTACAATACTGTAAACATTATTATGATGTTTTCTAATATTGTAATCTCCATAACTATTTGTAGCTGTTTCCAAAGTAATTATATAGTCTAATTTATATCCCATCTCTTCTATATCACATTTTTTACAGTATTTAATAAATTCGTATATCTCTGCCAACTGTTTTTGTATATCGTTATCTTGATTAATTTTAAATGCTTTAACTTCCTCATATTCAAATGTTTTTACAGTTATTGTTACAACATCCTCATTACCTATTTTTAACATACTAATATCCACTCCTTCATTTTATTATATATTTGGTTAATAGCTTTAGTACTCTTACAACATAAACGTAGTTCATTAAGTTCTCCTACTAAAAATTCATGTTTTATTTGAGATATATCTGATATGTTGTAGCAGAATGTTTTATAGTTCTCAAACCATTTTAATATATTATCTTTATTGTATAAATTTATAACATCTTGTGTTTTCATACAAATCACTCCTTATTTAGAACTATTACAAAATTCATCTAGTTCTATTTCAGTGTAAGCTGAATCATATAGTTGTCCTGTACAACTATCTATTTTTGGACAATTATTTATATCCGTTTTACCAAGTTTTTCAAAAGCATCTACTATTTGTTTTGCTGTATAGTTTTTATATAATTCTCTTTCAAGTTTATACATCTCTTTAATAATTGTTTCAGGTCGTTTCATAATTAACCATCCTCCTATTCTATATAATATTAAAAACAAAAACTATTTATTATAAAATAAGTATAACATATATTTTAAAAAATGTAAATAACAAAATAATAAAAAAAATAAAGTGTATTCTAAAAATACACTTTAAAATCTTATTTGTATAATAAAAACAGTTCATTTAACTTATTTTCCATATCCACATCTATTTAAAAATAATACAATTATTTAGTTTTAGTGTACTTAATTATTATACCTTTTTAATCTATACATATCTTTTATTGTGTTCTAGGTCATATTTAAACAGATTTATAATTTTATCTATGTTATTACACCAACCATAATATGGATATTTGATTTGTGGTTTACCACTTCTTATACCCTTAAAATGAAGTGTTACACCTGTATTATCAGAGTCGAAAAGTGTTGGATAAGGAGTACCCGTATTTATTCTAAAATCTACACCAGTTTCATCTAATAACCTTTGATGAACATTTGAAATATACGATGCTACAATATCCGTTTCTGAATTTAAAGGTTCTGTACAAATAAAACTAAGCGTATCATGGTCGTCATTGTTATATATATATCCAATCTGATATGTTAAATTTTTATTGTCCTTGTTAACTCCCCACTCAGCTATATAATTGTAATAAAATTGATGGTTTGGACAATCTGACCTAGTTTTAATATAGTTCATTTGTTTTAAAATATTATCTACTTTCACACCTTCAATATATAAGTCACTTATATGTGCAGTATAATAATATGATTGTGTATTATTTTTAATATCTGTATCTACTTTAGATGTAAACTTTAGATTAGGTTTTCCAGCTAATTCTTTGAAAGTTTGTGCTTCTCTTTTTGCTAACTCCCTACCGTCAATATCTTCTTTACCTTCTACAAGTTTTCCTTGTAAAGCTAACATAGTGTTTTCTACCAATCTATCCTTTTGATTCATATTTTATCTCCTTATAAATCTAGTATCTAATATTATTTTACTTATTTTAGTATATAAGGAAAGGAAGTATTTTTCAATACTCCCGTTATATAATAAAAAATAAAGTGTACCTAAATTGTACACTTTATAATATAAAATATTATCCATTATTTTCCCAATAAGTTGTTAGTTTATTAGCAATAGCATCTAAATCTTGACTAACTTCACGGTATAATTTTAGTTCTTCCTTATCCACACCTGCTTCAAAGCTATCTTCTAAACTAAATAGTTCAAAGTATGTAACTAAATCATTTAATGTATCTAAAGCATCTGTGTTAGACATTGAACCAAACTCTGTTTCATCTGTAAAGTTGAAAGCTATACCCTCAGTTTTTAATTGTTTTGATTCTGCAGCACATAAAGATTCTTTAAATAAATAATTTTTACCAGTTATTCTCCAAACACAGTTTAAAAGGTCTTCTATGTTAGCCTTATTAGCTATTTTTTCTTCATAATCTAAGGGGTCTTCTATCATATTGCAATTATCATCTACATTTTCTTCAGATATCCAATTAGTATAACTTAATAAATAATTAGCTAACACATTTTTATATTCTTCTTTAGATAAAATATCTTTTATATCAACTAAAGTTTTAGGAAATAATCTAGATTCATTAAGTTGGATTTCTTCCCAATTATCAGCACCATTATTTCCAAATTTAGACTCTCTTTCTATAAAATCGAAAACATCTTCATAACTAGAAAACTTTCTAGCTTTTTCTATATCTTTTACCCAGTAATAATTATTATTTGATTTCTCAGATAAATATCTATTTGTTTTATTATTTCTAATAACCCAAATTTCTGACTTAGATTCTTCTATTCTTCTAGTATCTTGAGCTTCAGTTAATTTATTTTGTAAAGCTAGCATTGTGTTTTCTGTTAGTCTGTCTTTTTCATTCATAATTTTCCTCCTATATTTTAAAATTTATTAAATTAACACGTACTTTTTCACATTTCATAGAATGATTTTTTAGTTAAACCACTATTATATTTATAATTTTTTCCAACTACTTTGCAAATTATAACCTCTCCATCACCATAATCTTGATTTTGAAAATAGTTAATTATAGTTTTTATCTTCTCTTCATCAGTTTCTTCAGCATCATAATAATCTTCTGGATTTAATCCTAATATATCAGTCATTACATACTCAAACGCTTCTAAATCAGTATCAAAATATTCTACTGTGTTACAATAATCGTCGTCTACATCTTCTCTAGTTTCTTCTCTTCTTTCACGAGTTGCAGTGTTTAAATAATAAACTATATTATATTTTAAATTTCCTTTAGATGGTTTATTACTTAGTTCATTTAGAGCATTTTCTACAAATGTTGTAAGATTTTTATTTACTATATTTACAGTTTTATCAATTAAATTTTTACATTGTTTAATTAACTCTAACCCATTTTCATTTGTTACAGGTTTACGATATACAGAATCATCCTTTAACTCTGGATATTTATAATAAAAATCATTAGCTATATCGTTTGTTAAATCTCCATATTTCTCATAAACTCTATATAATTGTTTATCTTCGTCAGATATTAGTTTATCTACTTCATCCTCGATATATGAAAAAGATGAATAATATATATAATATGTATCATCATATAAACGTTGTATCACATCTATTTGATTGTTTAAATATACACACTCAATTATTCCAGTGCCTTTAACACAACTAGGTTTCAAATTACATTGTTTAAACCAATTCATAATTGTAGTTTCACTTAATTTAGATTCATTATCTTCAGTTAATTTACCTTGTAAAGCTAGCATTGTGTTTTCTGTTAATTTATCCTTTTGATTCATATCTGCCTCCTTTAACTTATTATTTTAAATATATCTTCATCCCACATTAAATATGATTTATCTCCAAAAGGTCTACCATCTCTATATGTAGAATGTGTATCAATAAATATAAAATTGTTTTCATCCAATACTGTTTTAACAGGTGTATGTCCTATAATTTGATATGGTACTATAGGTTTTTCTATTTTATTATAGTATATATGTTCTGTATAATCTGCCCATACAAAGGAACTAAATGGACAATTTCCACCTCTACTACTTGATACTACAGATAACATATATAAATTATTAAGTTTATCATTATTTATATTTTCTAATTGTTTTTGCCAATTATTTTCTTCATCTAACATATTTTTAATATAATCGTTAGTTATTCCTGCATGTGTACATACATAATCTTTATCATTACATTTTACAACTGTATAGAAATTTAATTTATCAATATTCTCTTTTAGTTTATTAGTCATTACATCATCTAAATTATAATCATGTCCTGAGCACTCATACCCTAAATAACTTAACTCATGATTTCCTAAGAGAAATGTATATTTATTGGGTTCATTTTCTTTTAAATTAAAAACTGTATTTAATGTCTCTAAAGAATTATGATTATCTGTTAACCAATCATCTACATAATCACCCATAAATATTATTCTATTAAATTTATATTTTTCATCTAATCGTTTTACATCTTCAAATATGTAAGAATGATTGTGCACATCTCCTACAAATAGATATTTCATTATTATATACTCCTCCATTTAAGTTAATAAAATATAACTTAACTTTTATAATAATTATCTTTATATCAAATATTATATCCTTTTATGTTATAATTAAATCCGTTATTATATAGATTATTTAAAATTTTTTAATACCTCTCTGTAATCTTCACCATCTTCGGAATGATAGTTTGTTTGTGTTCTAACATATTCAGCATTATTTATACAACGTTTAAAATAGTCATCAACTATTTTCTTAGGAGTATAATTTATTATAAATGCTGTTGCATCGTCTTCATGATTTTCATTAAGAAAAGCAACTATATTATTTTGACCCATTGTTTCACTGTATTCTTTTAATTCAAAATCATTTAATATTTTTTTTCGACATTTAGTTGGAAGCTTATTAAAAAAGTACATAGCGACTCTTTTGTCTTTAATATATCTTGAATTTCCATATGGGTCAGCATATACTATTAAATACAGTATTTTATCCGCAATAACTTTACTTTCTTTTTCATTATATGTAATAGTTTCTTCACTTTTTGATTCCTTAGTTAGTTTACCTTGTAGAGCTAATACAGTGGCTTCTTGTAGTCTGTCTTTTTCATTCATAATTTTCCTCCTATATTTTAAAATTTATTAAATTAACACGTACTTTTTCACATATATTTATAACTTTCTTTTTCTGTTGGATAGTCTGTTAATTCATTAGGTATTCTATTAGTTTTCTAATTTATTTCGCATTTCACTCATTCGGTCTGCAGTAAATTTAGGGTTAGCATAAGATTTAACTTTTGATAAAGATAATCTATGTTCAAACCCTGCTCTTATTTCATCCAGTTGTTCTTCATTAAATTTACCACTTTCTTCACATTGTTTTAAGAACTCTTCGTTCTTATTTTGATTACTGTACTGTCTCTTAACATAATCAAATAATAGTGCTGTAGCATTCCAAGCTGTACTTTCGTAACAATCGTAATTATCACAAATATTATCTAGCCAATCTGGACCCCAAGCATTTAACTCATCTATAAAACAACCTAAATCATCATTACTTTTTTTATAAGCACGAAATAGGTCTGTCATATCATATTCAAATTCTTCTTTAAGGTCCCTATATATGTCGTTAGCTCCTTCAGTTAATTTTGTTTTTAATCTTTTACCTTCTACAAGTTTACCTTGTAAAGCTAGCATTGTAGCTTCTGTTAATTTGTCTTTTTCATTCATTCTTTAATCCTCCTTTAATATAAAAAAGCTAATGGGTCAAATGAATTTGCTGGATATAAACGTTCTCCATAAACACCATTTAAAACTTTTTGTAATTCTTGTTTTAATTCCTTTATAGAAGTATAACCAGAAACATCTTCATATTCATATACATTTCCAGTACTAGTATCAGCAATTATATATGTTTTATAATTTTCTACAGAATATGGGTCTGTATATCTACCTAAAAGATAGGGAGGTAAATTTGTACTCATTTTATAATAATCTTTTTGATTATTTACCTCGTGCCAACCAGAATTATTTCCATAGAAGAATTTATTATTTTCATATTTACACCACTTATTTTTAGTAAAATATTCGTTCTTTAAAAATGTAATAAATAATTCATTTACACTATTATCTTTATATTGTCCTTTAACATTTTTAGCATCTAGTTTTTCTGCTTCTTTTTGTGCAGTTTTTAAATCTGTAAATTCTTTATCCATTACAGTATCATCTTTAAGTACAATCTTATATATGTATGGATTATTTTCTCCTTCTGTTAAGACTTTTATAGTAGCCTCCAGCAGTTTGTCTTTTTGATTCATTTTATCTCCTTTCTAAATATTTTGGATTTGACGATGGTATAATTTTGTAATCAATAATTTCGCCATCTGAAGTAAAAGTACGTTTATATGTTTCTCCATCATGTTTAGCTAAATCCAAGGTTTTATAAATATATGCAGTTTTAATATCATCATTCAAAGTTTTATCTGGTTGTATATATTTAAGCTTGTCATTATTAGCTATCTTTATACCAACTATGTAGTAATCAATTAAACCCAATTCATATTTAATATCAATTATGTTCTTATCTACATAATTTTTAATATATTTAATATAATCCTCACTATTATCTTTATTAAGATAATCTACTCTAATTATCTCTTGATTTTTTTCGTTTTTATCTTTTACAGTTAATTGTATATAACTATTTTTGTTAGTGTTAACCCTATTTCTAAAATTTAAGGTACAATCTAAATCATTATATTTAAAACGTATATAATGTCCTTGTTCATGTTGACTAAGGATTGTATAATTATTAAACGTATTTTTAAAATTGTTAATGGCTTTAAACTTATCTATATAAATACCCTCACATAATTTACCTTGTAAACCAAGCATAGTAGCTTCTGTTAATTTGTCTTTAATATTCATATAATTATATTCTCCCTTCAATATAAACATCTAATAATATTTTACATCAAATCTTGAGCCCATACATAGGTAACACTTCCACAACCATACACCTTCACATAACCCTCTTGAATAATTAAATATTCATTATCAGTCTCATATTAGTACAATTATAACATATATGTATATTAACATCAATTATAGAGATAAAATAAAAGGACATACTTAATTGTATGTCCTCTAAATTTATTGTTTAAGTGAATATTAAACAGTAACACGTCCTCTAATGTAAAGGTTAGCGTTAACCATCTTGTTACCATATATACTTACAAATCCTTGTTGTGTTGTAAAGTCTCCTAGTGTAGTTGGAGCTGTATATGTGATTGGCATATAGTTACCTACAACATATCCGCTCATCCAGAAGTCATTTCCAATTCCACCTAAGTAGAAATCGTTTGGTCCCATAGCTGGTGATTGATATACTTTAAGTGTTCCTAAAGTACCTGCTAAGAATGAACCACCGTTTTGTGGTACTTCATTACCTACAAAGTTTACACATTTTTGTAAGTAAGCTACAACGTTAGCTCCAGCTACAACATGGTTAGCAATTAAGTTACCATTTGTGTTTTGATAAATCTCAGCTGCTGCTAAGTTTAATGCTAATTGTAGTGATTGAGCATGTTCTACATCACTTACACCTGGTCTTGGAGTTGAGCTCCATACTATAGCATTTCCACCAGCTGCATTTGCGAATATATCACCAATAACTACTCTCTCTTGTTCCTTATTCATTTCATTAGCAACTTGTTGTTCAAATACCATAGGCATGTTAACACCATATTCTTTGTTAACTCTATAAGCTGCTGTTAGTGCATATACTGCTCTTAACTTATGCTCTTGAGCTTCAATAATAACTGGGTTAATTCCCATTGTGATGTCTCCAACTTGTTGTTTATTGTGTCCATCTAATTCTGGGTATAAATAGTTAGGAACTACTTCATTACTATATGTATAAGAAATAGTTGTATCAGCTGCTACTGCACTTGTGAATGTAACTTCACCTGTTGCAAAGTTAATTGTTGTTCCATCTGATAATGTTGAAACTCCAGCTGCTGGTGTTACTTGTTCATCAGTAACAATTGTTCCTGCTTTATTTATAGAAACTGATTTAGGTACAATTGGAGTAAATGGTGCTAAATATTTTGTTATACCAGCTGTAATAGGTTGGTCTTTAATAATTCTTCCATCATAGTTAGCATCTGTTTTTCCTGCTCCTGTTGAATCGATGATTAAATCACCTGCTTTAACTGCACCTTTGTCTGTTCCATATCTTAATTCAAGAACTGGTAATAGTTGAGCTGCTGTGCTCATTGCTTGCATAGATACGATTTCAGGTAAGATTGTGTTTTGAACTGCAATACTTACAATATTGAATGCATCTCTTTTGAAGTTTCCTACATTTGATGTTTGTGTATATCCTTCAAATAAATTTCCTTTTTGAATGTTTTCAAATAATTGTGCTGCATAATATTTATCATATGCTGACATTGGTTTTGCACCACTAACTTGTCTAGCATTTTCTAATAGTCCAATTCTCTTAGAGTATTTTTGAACTAATGGATTTTCTCTAACTTCTTTGTTTAGAGATTCTCTAGTAATTGTTTTCATAATACTTCTCTCCTTCTATTATTTTTGTTTCAATGTGCAAATTTTAAATAATATTTTGTTGCTATGCTTGTCTAGCAACTTGCTATAATTAAAATTTTATATTTTTTATAATTTTTAAAGTTTATACTACTGCTAGTTGTTATCTATATCTTAAATAACTAAATTTATATAAATTCAATATTTAATGCTATTAAAATGTATTATAAGCTACTTTATAACTATATATATCTTATAATAGTATTCCTTTAGAACTTATATTGTTTTAATAGTGTTTTATATTATTAAATATTGTAATTTAATATCTAATATTATCTGTGTGTTAATACGTTGTATAATGCTCTCTCTTCTTCTGAAAGGTTTTCACTGTTTTGTTCATTATCTGTAAATTTACCCAAAGCAGAAACCGAATTAAATGAAACATTTGATAATCTCTCTTGTGCTTCCAATGCTTTAGCATTTTCTTCTTTTAATCTTTTAATTTCCATTTCTAATTTAGTTACTTTTGCCTCTTCTAGTTTTTTACCTTCAGTTAATTTAATAGCATTTTGTTCTTTTTCAGATAATAATTTGTTAACTTGTTCTTGTAACATTTTGTTATCTGTTAATATTTTACTTTTATCTTTTACACTTTCTGTTAATTTTAGATTTTCTTTAATTAAATTATTAACTTGTTGTTGTAATTTAGTATTATTTTCTTCTAAGTTTGTTAATTTTTCTAAATATTCTTTTTCAGCTTTTTCTAGTTTTAACTCTGTTACTTTCTTTACGTTTCTTAATAACTCTTTATTTTCAACTAATTGTTTTTGTATTTCCTCTGTTTTATCCTCAACGTCTTTCTTTGTCTTAGATAGAGCTGTATTACTCTCTTCTAATTTAGTTGAAATATCTTTGTTTATATCTTTTTGTTCTTTTAATTTTAATTTAAGCATATTTTTTGAATTTACATAGTAGTTATTAGTTTCTAGTAATTTTTTGTTTTCCATACTAAGTGATTCATTTGCTTTTAATGATTCACTTAATTGGTTATTTAATTCTGCAACTTTATTATTAAGTAATCTTATTGCAATTGGTCTATTAACTTCAATAAATTTATTACTTGCTGATACTTTTGATTCTGTAAATGACTGTAATTTTGATTCAATTTTATTTTGAACTTCTTGCTTATTATCTACAGCTATACTATCTACTACAGTCTTAATTTGATTTAATTGATTTTCTGTTTCACAATCATCAATTTCTCTATTTAAACTCTCCAATAATTTGGATACATGTTTACTTTCTGTTAAAGAAACTCTTGCTTTTGTATTAGCTGGAGTTACAACAACATCAAATGTTATAAAGTCATAAGTTTCTGGGTCGATAATGTTTTTACCTTCAGAATAAATTTCTTCACCCATACCACGAGAGCTGATACCTAACTTTGCACCACTATCAGCTAATGCTTTTACTATTCTACCTGTAGGTGTATCTAATATCTCAGCTTCGCCGTATATAACACCTTCCTCAGGTCTTTTTTCCAATTTTGTAATTGTTATAGCAGCGTTTTTTGCTAATGTTTCACATCTATCACCTTCTGGGTGGTCTAATTCACCAAAAAGTGTTTTTGTTTCCAATGCTTCCATTACATCCTCTGAACCGAATACTCTATTATCCCATAACTCTTCAGTATATAATCTATCTGAATTTCGTGTTCCGTGTTTATAATCGGCAAACACACCTTTTAATTTACCTAATATACCTGATTTATTTGTGTTTTCAAATTCAGTTGATGAAGATTGAGCTTCTATTATAGTAGCTTTTCCCATATCTCTAATTCTCTCCTCTTATATAAAAGTATATCTAACAACGAATAGAATAGAAGAATATTCTTTTCCGTTCAATAATATTTTACTTTGAAAATATTTTAAAATATGTAAAGATAACAAAAGACAGTGATTAGATAATTTAATCACTGTCTTTAATTGTATATTATATTCGCTTACCTTATTAAAAGTATAAATAACTTTTATTTATAGTTATACAAAAAGTAATTATTCTTCATTGTCATCTTGTAACTTTAATAAAAAGTTCTCTCTATAGTCCATTTCGTTTTCTATAGCTTCATCATCATTAGCTACATATATAGCATTTCTTGCTATCTCCTTTAATAATTCTATTGGCATTGTAGTATAATTATTAGCTACAAAATCATAAGGTGCTTTTTTAAATTTTTCTAAGTATTCTTTATATTCTTCTTGTTCCTCATCAGTCATTCTATCTACTAACTCGTTGTATATTTGTTCATCTTTATTTGCTACGTATATGCCGTTAAGTGCTAGTTCTTTTAAATAATATCTATCATCTGTATTATATGTTCTATCATATAAGCCTTCTTTTAATTTTTTAGATTCATCTAATTCATCTTCTTCATCTTCTGGGTCATACCAACTGCCATCACAAGATATTTGTTGAGAACCATATTTATCCGAATATAAAGTCCAACCTATATTTTTTGTTAAAACTCCTTCATCTATAAATCTTCTAGGATTTAATCCAGCATCTTCAAAAGCTTCTTCTATTTCTTGAAATATTCCACTATCATAAGTGTCTCCTTCTTGAAGTTTTTTACTTTCTAATTTAGAACTAACTTTATCAGAACCGTTTTTTGTACTTTCTCTAATCCATATTGTAGAGCCTGTATTGTTTAGTCCTAATTCAGCCTCAGGATATTTTGATTTTATATATGCTTCAACATCATCATAAAACTTACGTGTAAAATTAACAATACCTGAATCTATATAATCTGTAGGAGCTAATTTTAAATCAATTACATTACCATATGTTCTCATATCACCGTCAATTCTAACTGTAACTGCATCTCCAACAAGTGATTTAATATAATCTACATCACTATCGTCCCAATTATAAACATTAATTCCATCACCAACTTGTTTTTTATAAACTTCAGTTTTATATGGTTTTAAATAGAACCATACACCTGCACCATTTTCGGTTATTTCACCTTGTAATTGATTATATTTATCTTCTACAGTTTTCTTTATATCTTTTGCTGTATTCTCAGATTTACCATTTCTACTTACGATTATAATCTTATTTCCTCTACCATCCTTAGTATATGATTGAACTGACCAAGCATTACCTTTATGTACATCTAAATCATATATAAACTTACTTATATTTGGAAGTCTACGGTTTACTTGATTTTTATTTTTATCTTCATTTATTTTAGTTAATTCCACTATAGTGTCTTCCTCTCCGCTAAAATCAGATTCTATACAACTTTTAAGTTCATTTACAATATCTTCGTACTCTTCTGAATCTTCATCCATCTCATATACGTCTGGGTATTCTTGCTCTATAGCTTCAATTTCTGCATTAACTATATTTTTATCCATATCATTAACAAATTTATCTGCCCACACATTTATCTCACTAACTGTAGTCATTGAATCTAATTCCTCTAATAAGTCTCCAATTGTAATAGACTCACTAAGTTTTTTAGACTCATCTAAATCATCTTCATCATAATCATCATCTGTGTCTTCTTCCCAGTCATCTTCTTCCTTATCGTCCCAATGTTCATCAAACTCAAAAGGACCATCACACTCATAAATGTCTCCCTGCTTATTTGAATTATTAGCTTGTTCAAGGAATTCTTCTGCTAAAAACTCATCAGCTAACTTCTTTAATAAATCTTCGTATTCAGAGTCTGTAGAAACACCTTCAATAGACATTAAAATTTCTTGTGTTCCATCTACATATTCGTATAACCAATTTGCATAACTAGATAAGTCATTAGCCCATCCGTTCATTCCAGACATTACATTATCGTATACATCTCCATCATTATACCATTTATATACTAACTTAGTTATAGCAGTTACTATTTGTGTTGCAAAAGTATCTCCTTGTCCCTCTACAGGTAAATACTTATCTTCTATTGATTTGAACTTATCATAGTAACTCCAATTAACGGATTCATCCATCTTCTTTTTAGTATTGGTTTTTAAATTTTCTTGTTTATCTTTATTTTTAACCCTAAATTCTCTGTAAATCAAGTTATCTTCTTTTCCTTGGGATTTAAGTTCATCACCCATTTTTCTCATTTCCTCATAGCCTTTAGCTTCTTCGCTGGCACTAAATACTTTAAGAACCTTATTATTAGATGTATCTATTATTCTAAATTCTTTAGATGTTTTAGACTCACCTAGTTTTTCTGGTTTAACATCTTCATCTGGAATAAAATTCTCTGATTGTATAAACAACTCTTTAGCTGTATCTTCCCATAAATCTTTATCTTCTAAACTTCCATATTGTTCAATACATTTATCATCTATTAAACCTTTATATTGTATTTTATATGATTCAAAATCAGCTTTATTATTTAATTTAGTTTGTTTGTTATTATTAGTACTAATTTCTAGTACAGTATGATTTTGTAAATCTTTAACAATACTCTCTTTCTTAATATCACGTTTTGACATAATAAAAATATCTCCTTCCCTAAATATTATTATAAGAATTGCTCATTGAAATTCAATAATATTTTACAAGGTTTTTAACTGTTTAAGTATATCTGTAATCTCAAATAGTATACCTTGAAGTTTAGATTCTAATTCTTGTTTTATAATATCTTTTTCTTTCTCCAACTTATTTTCCATATTTATTATTAAGTCATTCACATCTTGGTCAGTACTTATATTTTTTCTAAAATCGTATGTAATAAGTAATCTAATATTATAGTCCTTTAATGCTCTTATTAAAGCACCCAATACCCAAATTACTTCTGTAGTATAGACAGCACATATATATTTTTCTTGTCCGTCTCTATCCGTAACTAGTTTTAATTTATGATTTTTATTACCTTTGTACAAACTGCTTGTTATAAAACTGTCATCTGTAAATAGTTCTGGTTTAAAACAATAATTATAAGTAAAATTTCCTTTATTTATTGTAGTTTTTAAAAGTCTATTAAAGTTATTTTCAAAAGCTGTTGTGTTCTTATCTATATAAGGTGTAACTAATTCCACTATTTTTCTTAAAGCTCTTGACCAAGCTGTAGCAATCCACTCTTCATGTAATACATCATCCACGTATAATTTAACAGATTCAATTCTCGTATGTTCGTATCCATTCTCATAATCATAATTAAATGTGTTAGGACCTATATCCAAAACATAACTCATAATATCTACCTCCAATTTTTATTTTTTAAGTAAAAAATTTACTTACTGTTCGTATTATATTACTTAATTTTTATTTTGTAAATAGGTAAAATAAAAATACCATAATTTTATTTTATGGTATTTTTATTTAACTTTTATTTAACTACGTAACCTTTTATATATTGCCTTCCAAAATTATTACAAGCTGAATGGGAATCAAAATAAACATCTATTTTATTACCTTTTATAGCTCCACCTCTATCCTGTACTATATAAGTACCTAAACCCTCTAAATGTATTTTAGTTCCAAATGGGTACTGTGAGCCTGCTGCTATAGTTATACCTTGTACAGGAGTAGCTCCACTAGCTGTTTGATTACCCCAACCTTCGCTACACTCTTTACAACCACAATAAGCAGATACATTAAATGTAATATATTCCACATCCTCTGTAGAGTTATCCACAGAGTTATCCACAGTTTCCACAGGTTGTTGTGTATAACTTTCTGTTAAAGAGTTACTTCGTCTTGAAGATACATTCTTTACTTTAGTATCTAAAGTATCTATTTTATCATCCAAATCAGTTTGAGTTTTATCTATTTGTTCTTTGTATGTATTTAAATTAGATTCTAAAGTGTTTACATTCTCTTGTAAATTATTTATATTTTGTTGTATATTATTTAACTCATTTTGTATATTCTGTAATTGTGTACTTTGTGTGTTATATAGTTGTTCCTGATAATTAACTTTATTATATATAAGTGATATAATTATAATTATTATAATTGAAATTATAATATTTTTATAAAACTTTTTTATAAACTTAATTATATTTTTTATAATAATTAGTATCATAAAATCCCATATAACCCATTTTATACCATACAGTATTAAAAATCCAAGTATTAGTATCCATACAATTATATCTGTTATAATTGATTGTATAATACCTGGTTTATCCTTTTTGGACTTATTCTTTTTAGTGTTATTTTTATTCATATAAAATACATCACACCTTTCTAATAATATTTTATATTTTATAATAACATCTAATTTGTAGATTGTTCTGCTAATATAAATGAGTTGATTTTATTTTTAACTTTGGTATATTGTGTTTTTAAATATTTAATGTGGTCTACAATTTCTTGTTTTTCCTTATTAGTTTTATCTTCATTAAAAATATTATCTTTATATAATTGTTCTGCTATATTTAATTCACACTCAATATCATTTAATTTTGTAGTTAATTTTACAAATTCTTGTTCATGTTCTTTTTTAGCTTCTAATTCTGCTTTTTGTTGTGTAGCTAATCTAATTGCCTCATCAAACTCCTTATCAAATTGAGAATCTTTTATTTTCTCTAAATACTCCTTAGTGGACATACATTTTCCTTGTACATCTATAATATATTTACCCATAATAAATATACCTCCCTTGTTTAACTCCATAATTTATTCTGTTCCATTTGATTATTTCTTAGTTGTGCTTTTATTTTTTGGGAATGAACTGTAACCCTTTGACTAATATTAGCTTTAGGTTCCTTCTCATTATATATACTAACTAATTTATTAAATTGATGCCTACTTAACTTAACTTCATCACAATACTCACCTATAGTTAACATTTTCTTTAAATAGTTATCTACAATTTGTTTAATCTCAGTGTCTGTAAAGTGAGAATATGCTTTATGACGCTTATTTAATTTAGTTCTAATATCATATCTATTTGACTCAGCTTGTTTAACTAAATTTTCATCTAGTCTACAATTATCACATATAAAAGTAATCATATATGGATTACCTTCATTATGTAATATTTTACCGGGTTGACCACATATACAGCATCTTCTATCAATACCACTATTTCTAGCAACTAAATTTGCTATTTTTGTTCTTAGTTTACGCTTATTGTATGCTCTATCTCGTTCTGCTTGAGTTTTTAATTTTGGTTGTCTAATATATAGTTTTTCATCCATATTAATCACCTCCCTACATATAATTTTTATATTTAATGTTTATTTATGTCTTAACTCTAATTAGGTTCCAATTTAAACAATTTTTATACATTAAACAACTTACTATATTGTTTTAGCATCTAATTCGTTTAATTTTAAATCTAATTGTTCTACTTTACTTGTATATTCTTCTAATAATGTATTAAGTCTATCTATTTTTTCTCTATATAATTTATTATAGTCGTATTCCTTAAATTTTATACCTATACTCTTTAATTCCTCTAAATACTCATTTGGATTACATTCACCTGTTTTATATGTATCTATAGTAGCTAATAAATCTGCCATAAAGTCCGGTATATCCTCTGCCTTTATTTGTACTTCCTCACTGTAATAAAGTGTATAAGCTAAAGCTATTAACATATTAGTTATAGAATCTTCTATTTCTTCTTTATAAGCATTATTGTATACTATTCTTAACTCAGATGAAATTTGTGTTTCGTAATCTTTAGCCCACTCAACTAATTTTGCTTTATCCTTCTCTCTAGCTGCCTTTTCCAATCTTCTTATTTCACTACGATTAACCATTTGTAATTACCACACTCCCACAAACAATATTTGTATAAATATATTATATAATAAATTTTAAAATTTGTAAATAACTTTATTAAAATAAAAATAAGATGTTACTACAAACAATATATTGTAAATATAGTAACATCTTTTTATATTATAAAATTTGGAGTATATTAAACTTCTTCATCCGTTTCTACAGTTTGTTCGTCATTAACTTCGACATCTGTATTAGTATCATTAAACATATCATTTAATTCATCTTCTTCATTTTCTTCATCATTAACTTCATCACGTCTATTTTCATCGGCTTGTATTTTACCTACCATTACAAAGTTACCAGGTTGTTCTAAACATACCGGACAGTTATCTTCACTTCCTAAAATATCTTTAGTTACAAACGTATTTCCACATATTGGACAAGTTTGTAAGTAACATCCTAAATAATCTTCCATAAATGGTATTTGTCCTTCAGGTGTATCTTCTATAATTTCTTGAGCATTTTCAATAACTTCTGTGTAATCCTCTTCAGATATTTCTGGGTCAGTTACAACCAAGATACCATCTACTACACCTTCTACCTCTACATCATCTTCTTTTGGAATTTCATTAACTAAAGCTTGTATTGTTGCTTGTGTTACATTTAAATTATTTGCCATTTTATAAATACCTCCATCTCAAATTATAAACTTGCTAACGTTGTGTATAAATCTGTAAACGCATTCATATTATCTATAGTTAATGGTATATTTCCACCAAGTGTACTACTTAATTTATCGTTCTCATTTTGTACTGGAACTAACAAACTACCACCTTTCTTATCTATAGGAATTTGTATTAACCCCTCACCATTACTATAGGAAACACCTACATCATACCCATCTTTTGATAATTCGTTATATATCTTAGATAATCTTAACACTAATTTACCTTCAGGTGTACTTGCATCAAAATCATCTGCAGTTAATAAACTATCTATTACTTGCTTACTTTTTTGATTGTCTTCTACAAGATATCTAACACTTTCAGTTTTTATATCACTATTATTTACAACTTCAAAACCATATTCTACTAATTGGTTTAGTAGTTTGACTTGACTTAATCTGTAATCATCTTTATCCGCAGCAAAATCTACAATTTGTGTATCTGTTAAGTTTGGAAGCAATTCTTTAAGTTTTGTGAATTGAGTTTTTATTTCTAATTGTAATTCTTTTGCTCTATCACTATTAACTCCTAAATTTTGTTTTAAAAATACTAAATTAGTTCCCATACTAGCACATATACTTCTTATTTGCTGTTCTTTAAATTTTTCTTCGCTGTTATTTTCTGAATTTGAATTATCTTCTACTAGAGTTTGTTTAGACTCATTTAAGTCAGTAAATTGTGCTATCATATTCTCTACAGCACCTCTTACATAGTCTGCTTCTATACCAATTTCATCTTCATAATCTGTATTTGTTACTTCACTTCTACGTCTAATATAATCTGCACACTTTGTTTCTTGTTCATTTGCTATGTCATAACATATATCATACACACCATTATCTATTATATCTTCATCTACTAATCTTTCTAGTTCATCTTTTAATTCTACAAAGTTAGAAACATTTAAACTAGTTAATGCATCTTTAACATTTTTATTAGATTCTGTTTTTATTTCTTTACTCTCTGTGTGTAACTCATATGCTTCAATATTGTCTACAAGTTGCTTATCTTTAAATTTTGTTATTAAAGAATCTTTATACCAAACTTGACCATTATTAAATGCTTCACGTATCCACATTTCTATTGCATCTTCTTCTGTAATAGCTCCATCGCCTATATAATTTAGTATTTCAGATGTTATTCTTTTAATTTCACGTTCGTCTGTAACTTCTCCATACTCATCTAGTTTAATGTAGTTATCTACAGATACACCAAATAAGCCTACTATTGGGTCATGTTCTGTTGTAAACCACATGTCTTTATCATTAAGCATTAAAATTAGTTTACTTATTATATCCATTATTCATTTTACCTCCAACTTTGTTAATTACTAATATTTTACACATAAAAGGGATTATATTTAACTTATTAAATATAATCCCAGTTATTTTATATTTATTTATTTAATTTATTTACCCATCTAGTTAAGTAATTAGCTAAAACATTACTTACAGATATTTTATACTGTCTTAGCATTACATTAGTTTTAACTGAGAATTCCATATTCCATATATTGTATCCTACAGTATACGTCTGGTCCTTACTAAATGCTATTTTTATAAATTTACCGTCTCTGCCAAAATTAACTAATACATAATCGTTACTATTTTTAGCACTCTTAATTTGCTTTTCCATTTCATTTAAATTAAGTTGCTCTTTGGGTTTTAAGTTAATTACATATTTCATCTTTAATATCTCCTTATTGTATATCCCAAACTGTTACTATACATTTATCATAGTCTTTAATTTTATAAACTAGTTCATAGTTGTTACCCAAATAATCTTTTAAGTATAAACTATATGTATCTTCTGGATTTACAACGTATTCTATACCCGTAGTTTCATCTAATACTATATCCACATAATTTCTAAACTCATCTTCTACATATATTTCGTTATACTCTCTTATATCATCCCACACGTACTCATCGTTTATAAAATCTTTTTTTAAGTTGAAAATTTGTTGTAACTTAGTATTAAGTTCATTTGTAGTAAAAGATTTATCCAACATCTCTTCTAACTGTTCCATTATTGTTTTGTCCATATATTCATTACCTCCATGTTATATAGAAACTGCTCCAAATTCAGTAAATGTGTAATCCATACTTATATCTGACCCGTAATCTTCAAAGTCAAAGTAAGTTTCTAACCCTTCTTCATTACCTCCATTGTACATATCTGTAATATACATATCAACATATTCATCTAAATATTCGTCAATTGTGTCATCATCTACATCATCTATAGAATTTGCATCTTCCTCTTGTAATACATAATCTTGAAACATTTCATCTTGACGTAAATCATCACGTACTAAATCCTCATCTATATATTGTCGAATAGTATCTAAAGTTAAAGCACTAAGTAATCCACCCGCATCTGATACTACTTGTTGACCCAGCTCTTCGTCATCGGAAACACCACTATAGTAAACATAACTACCACTATTTAATATATCCATAGCTTCATCTACATTACATGAATCCGATTCCATTATTGCTTGTAATATTTCTTGGTCTTGACATCTACAGTATGTTCTAACATCCTCAATAAAATTTAATACATCTGTATCATCTGTAACATCTTTACATACACAAGGTGTAAATGTAGTTTCCCAATCTATATCGTTTATGAAAGGTTCTTCCTCTCCATGTGATTTGTAAAACTCTTCTGCTTCATCAATATTCATCCAACCTCCGCCAATAGATTCGGCTTCAGCACCATTCTCATTATAATTCTTCCATGTGTTCATATATAATTTAATATCGTTTTCTTGTACATCTTTCCAAGATTCAGTACCTTCAGTTAATTTAGATTCAACTTGTTTAATCTTTACAGGTTTTAATACTGTTTGTCCATCTTCCATAGTTATAATCATTGGGTCTTGTTCTGAAAAACCTAAATTCTTGTAGTAATTAACTACGTCTTCTCTATTTTTACCCCAATAATTAACTTCCACATCTATGGTATGTCCTACAGTTGTTTTATAATCATCATCCATTGCGTCTAATTCTTCTTGTGTAATATATTGTATATCTTTAGACTCCTGTATTTTACATTCTTGTATCCACTCTGGTTTGATATCATAATACTTTAGTTCTTCATCTGTTAAAGGTCTATTTGTATATATTGCTGTCTTAAAGTTTGGTAATACTTCTGCTCTTACAAAAACTCCACTAGGTAATGTTCCAGGCCCTATACCATGATTTGTTATATATCTGTATTCCTTTACCTCTTGTTCCTCTGAAGACTCAGTTTTACTGTCTATCTTTTCATCTACAATATGTTTAACATTTGCTATAAATTCATCTACAGTTAAACCTTTACGTTCTATTTTAGTAGGTGAATCATCTTTATATGCCGAATAACTTCCTCCAGGTATTTCTTCCATAGTAGAACTTTCACTATATTGTAAATCTGTACCTTCTATTTGTCCTGACCCAGTTTGAGTAATTTTATCTCCAGAATAATTTAATCTTATATAGTTGTAAATACCATCAGGTAATGAGTAAGCTAAACGTATTTTTACAGATACAGTGTCATCAACATTTATAATAGCTGTTTTATACTGTTCATCAAATCTACCAAAAGCATCACCTTGTAATGTAATACCTAGTTTAGAATTTAATCTAGATTCCAAATCTTTATATATTGTATCCATTTGTTTCTTTAATTCTAAATTATTATTTATATATGTACGGTCTACTTCCTCTGTTTTAATTTGTTTCGAGTTCCATTTTCTAAGTTGGTCTACTGTTACTTCCAATTTAGATGGTATTTCAAGTGTTACAAAATGATTATCTGTTATATCTATTATTGGAGCTTCTGTAAATTCTCCTGGAGTATATGAACCATATTTATAAGGAACCTTTACTACATCTCCAACCTTAAATTCTACACTAGCTTCCTCTGCTTTAATTTGTTTACTTTCATTTACTTTTACATATCCATTATTATCTAATATTGATTGTAGTGATTCATCACTATCTGTTCCTCTACATTCGTAAGTACCTCTAGTGAAGTCCACAGGCATACCTATATCAAATTGTGGGGTTCCAGCTTTTGTATAGTCAGTTATTCTAATCATTGCTCCTTGTCCATTTATATAAACATCACCTTTTTTAAATTTCCCATTAGAAGATGTTAGAACTTTTTCTGTTTTAACCTTTTTAGTTTCATTTAATTGATATATGATATCAGATATTTGACCTGCTTTATATTGTGTAGTACCTTCTCCATCAATTATTTCCATACATCTTGTATATGTTGGTTCACTGTAATATCTTATTTCACCTATTATATCCTTTAGTTCGTTATCTGTTTGTGCGTCTAAAACTTTTTTACTAAATGTTGTTTTCTCGAATGTATTTAATTTCTCTGTTGTTTTTTGTTTAGCTTCGTCTAAATTTTCTAATTCTTCATCTTCCATTTCTGTTAAATCTTCATCATTGTTTAAATATATCTTATCATCTAAATGAACTGTACTAACTAAACTCCAACATGTCTCTAAATCGTCTCCATCACGTTTACAAATGTCTATCATATCTACAACGTCTGCATGTAAATTAGGATTAACTATTTCATCTGCTAATGTATACATTTCATCATAAGACTCTGCTTGTTCCATTGCATCTATTATTTCTCTAAATTCCACATTACTCACCTGCCTTCATTTTAATTATTGTTTCAGCTACATCCTCAGCTAATTCTTCATTATTAGTTTTATCTAATACAACTAGTTTAGCTTCATCACTATCTAAGTCTTTTAAGTCGTTAACCCAACTCATCAAATCATTAAATTCATAATTAGACTCTGTTACTTTAGATTCATTAACAATTTCCATTATAGTTCTTATATCTTGTTCTTTATTTTCTTGTAATGATTCTTGTTTTATATTTTTAATTTTATCTACTCTTTCTTTTAAATCTTTTAACCAATAACTAACCTTTTTGAAATTTTCTTCAGAATCGTATCCTAAATTTCTTCTTCTTGAAATTTGGTCTGTTTTAGATTTTCTTTCCCAAGACCATGTATCTATTTCATTCTTTATGTGTTGTAAATCTTCTTTCATTACTTTTATATCCCACTCAGAAGTATTTAATAAATCTTCAGGCTCCAAACTTTTTATAGACTGTTTAGCTTCCTCAAATTCTCTTTTTGCTTTTTCTAAATATTTATCAGTATAAGCTTTATAATCATCATCAGATACATCTTTAACATTTTTTAAAGCATTATCGTATTCGGCTTTAACTCTTTTACATATTTCAACTACATCTGCTAAATCAACCTTATCTTCGGCTACATAATTATATTTATCGCAATCTTTGTATGAAGGTAATTTACTATATTCATTATAAGTTAATCCATCTAAATAATCTACCCTTATAGCTAAAAATACATTTCCGTCATCCTTTAGATATGAAATTGGTATACCGTTGCATCGATACATTCTAAATCTATTGCCATCGTCCGAAAAATCTAATTCTGGAGCTCTTTCAATTCCATACTTTTTAAAGTTAAGTCTATCCTCAGTTAATTTAGTTTCTTCCAAGCCTAGTCTAGTTTTCTTTTCGTACCCTCTATTTAACATATTATCAATTTCTTTTTTAGCTGTCCCATTTGTTGTAGAAGGTAATTCATTAGCTTTCATTTTTTTAGCATAGTTATCTATGTCCTTCATTGATATCCAATCTGGTTTTACTTTTAGTTTATGATATAGTTCTCTCATTTTAGCTATTTGTCCATCTACATTGCCAGCCCATAAAAATTTATCTTGTCTGTTACCGCTTCCTAAATAATAATCACAATCACTTCTTAATCTATCTAATAACATATATTCATATTCTTGTTCATCATTAGATTCCTCAATTTTCTTATTATTTCCCGGTTTTAATAACATATCCACAGCTTTGTTCCAATATTGTTTTAATTCTTGTGTACTTACATCTTTTTCAGATACAATTTGTCTAACTGTTTTAACAAAGTTATCAAATGAACCATCCTTTCTAACAATATTATTTGCACAACTACTGTGTATAGAACATATTGTTTTATCATCTAATTTTTCTTGCCAAGTATTCTCTAAATTATCATCTAGTTTTCTCTCTTCTGAATACAGACCTTTTTCTATACTGTCTCTATAAACAGAATCGTCTGCTCCAAACAAACGTTCTTCTCGTTTAGTCATTATATTATCCTCCTTCTCAATACTAATCAATAATATTTTACAAGAAAATTAGATTTTTTACTATATTTAAAATAGAGATTCTGGATTCATTTTAATACTATCTCCCTTTAAGAAAGATATATTCATATCATTAAAGTATTTTTGTACAGAATTTATCTCTTCTCCATCAATTATAACATCACTCATAGCTCCTTTACCATGTAACTTTTTATATACAAGTTCATCATAGGAATTTGCTATAAGTAAATCTATTATTTGTACTGTTTGTTTTTGTCCAATTCTATGACATCTATCACAACATTGGTCGTATGTAGCTCTACTCCAAGGAGGACTAAGGAATACTACAATGCTTGTATTCTTTAATGTATATCCTACACCCAATGTAGCTTCTTGTGCAAATACAACAGAGAACCCATCTGTATTTTCATGTTCATCTACAGTCTCTTGTATTTTATTTCCCATACCCCCTTTAATTAACTTAGGTTTGTATTCCTTACAATATTCTAAACCAAGTTCTAAAGCTTGTGTAAAAGGACAAAATACTAAAACTTTTTGTTTATTTATTTTAGCTTCCTCTAAAATATCATTTAATCTACTAAATTTAGTACTTGCTACAGGTTTACTAGTTAGTAGTTCTCCAGCTACAGTACACTGTCTCATTCTTGTAATAATAGCCATTAAATCTGTAGGTGGGTCTACTTTATCAATTAGGTTAATAGGTCTATTACCTGTTACTTCTTCAAATAGACTTTGTTCTGTGTTATTAAATTCTAACCACTCTTGTTTATATACTTTTGGAGGTAAATCTAATAAATCCTTTGTTCTTCTAATACTACTTCTATATAGAATATTGTGTAATTCATCCATATTTTTATAACCTGTTGTTACACCCCACTCATTAACAACAGTATACTTTTTTGTAAATGTCCAAGGATTTAAATTAACTAATCCTATAAAGCTCATTGGACAATATAAATCTAATGGATTATTTACTAATAGTGTACCCGACATACCTACTTTATTTGCTTTAGGATTTAAATTTAATATACCTTTGCTTTGGGAAGATGTGATACTTTTACATTTATGTATTTCATCTATTGCTATCATACCCAATTGTCCATTATTTATAAATGTATTTAAATGGTCTGATATACTATCATTGTTCTTTTTATCTTTGCTGTCTAATCTCATTCTTTCTATATTTATTATCCAGAAAAATTCCTCTGGACAACTATCTATTTGCTGTTTTGTTTCCTGTACAGTGATAGGAACTAATTTACCTTTTGAGTTAACTTTAGTACCTAAAATTATACCTCTTTCATCCTTACAAAATTTTTCTATTTCTCTTTGCCAATTGTACTTTAAAGAATTTACTCCACATATTATTAAACAGTGTTTTAAGCCTTCATGTAGTTTTCTATATCGTGCTAATGTAATTATTTGTAATGTTTTTCCGCAATCCTTGTTCATCAAGTAATAAAAAGTTATGATGATTTAGTCCATATTTAACACCATCTAATTGATAATCATATAAGCTAAATCCATTAAAATCCATTCCATCTACAATATCACTTTGTGATACTAATTTAGCCTTAGGTGGGTCATTAAGGTATTTAATTTCAAAATCCTTATATAACTTCTTAATTTCATCTAAACAACTAAACGGTACTTCCCACTCTTTGCTATTTGGAAGATATTTTCTGTTCCAATAATTTTTAATTATATTATTTGCTTGTGTGAATTCTTCTTTACCTTTTGTATCATATCCGAAAATTAAATTTTATAAAAATACTATTTGCCTCTAGTGTTAACGTTTCTGCCATTCCAAATTCTATTATTATCAATGTATGTCTCAACTCCTTATTACTATAATAACATCTTAGATAGAAAAATAAAAACACATGTAAAAACAATTACATGTGTTTTATCTTGAGTTAGCAGGTCTGCTCTCCTTATTTATTTTTATTTCAGTTTAATACATTTAATAGCTGTTTTTCTATTTCCTTCATTTCATGCCAATCATATTTGAGGTCTGCATAAGTTTTTACTTGTTCCATTGTTAAACCACTTTCAAATCCATCTCTTATTCGTTCCATTTGATTCCAATCGTATTTAGGGTTAGCGTACAATTTTACTTGTTCCATTGTTAAACCATCTTCAAAACCAAATCTTATTGTTGCCATCTGTGCGTTATAAAATTTAGGGTCTGCATATACCTTTACTTGTTCCATAGTTAGTCCATTTTCAAAACCCAATCTTATTTGTTCCATTTGATAGTGGTTATATCTAGAATCTGCATATACCTTTACTTGTTCTGTTGTTAATCCATCTTTAAACCCTAATCTTATTTCCTTCATTTCATCCGAACTGTAATTAGAGTCTGTATACATGTTAATTTGCTTCATTGTTAAACCATCTTCAAATCCAAGTCTTATTTGTTCCATTTCCCAACAACAGTATTTACGGTGAGCATATAGTTTAACTTGTTCTAATGTTAATCCATTTTTAAAACCTTTTTTAATTTCCTCTATTTGTTCTCCATAAAATTTATAACTTTGTTCACACTCTTTTACAAACTCTTCTACTTCATTTGTTGTATTATCATCTTCTAATAAAGCTTTGCAAGTAGCCTCTGTTAGTTTTTCTAATTGGTTCACTATTTATACCTCCTTATTACATTATTTGATAATTTTATTACATATTGTACTATTTACTTGTTCGCTATTAGTGTTTTTACTCCATCTAACATTTCAGGTAAAGAATTATACTTATCCACATTATAATCACCTACTACAGTATATACTTTTTTATTATCTTCAGTTTCTACAAAGACTTCTATATCTCCAATATCTTCATCTTCATATACAACACAATCATCATATATTTCATTCACATCCCAAGTATAATCTGTATTATTGTTTAGATAATTTAATAGCTCTTCTCTATCATCAAATTTATCTAAATTAACTTCTTCACTTGTTTCTACTCCTTCTTCTAAGGGATTATACTCATCCCTTTGTGTATATCCACAATCTTGACAGGTTAGATGATAGCATTGAGTTCCATCTTCTAACTCTTCATCATCTATTTCTACAAATTTGCTACTTCCACACTTTGGACAAGGTGTATTAAACGTATTAGGTATATATGATTCATTCTTTTTCTTATTTTTTGGATGTATTGGAAAACTATCTATTTTTCCGTTTACTCCACTAGCTACATTAGAACATTGTGTAGCATCTTCTTCTAATTCATAAAAAGCTAATCTATTAGTTTCACCCTCTAAATCTCCTATCCAATCATCCAAATATTCATTTCTAAGTTTTTTATCTTCCCAATTATTCTTATACATACCGACACTATCTATTACTTCTAGGCCTTTTCCAAGGTCATATAAGAAATCTACCATACCACTTTTATAGTCATATCTAAAATCTTTACCTTTATATGAATAAACTTCTGAGTATCTATTATTTTGTTTTTCCACATGTGGTTCGTAATAAGCATTACATCCAGTTTCTGCTTGTAGTTCTGCTACTTTGTCGGCAGCTTGTTCTATGTTATCAACAGTTGTTACGTAATTTGAATCGTAAGAGCCATTATTTCTATAAGTTATATATACATCGTATAATTGTGTGGAATCTAACTGTTCTGTTAAATTTAATTCCTTCTTAGCAACTCTTAAAACAGTATCATAATTAGCTTCCTCTTGATAAAACTCCTCGTCTTCATACTCAGGTAATGTATTAGCTTCATTATATCGTCCAACTACATCATCCACTATCTCCTGTAAATCTTTTTTACCTTTAAAAAGTTTATATGTACTTACCACTTCATCTACACATGTACATTCTGTATCATTTAACGATTCGTCTTGAACATAAGATTCATATAAAATCTTACTGGTAGCCTCTGTTATCTTATCTTTTTGATTCATTTAAAAATATCCTCCTTACATTTTATATATACTTGATTCATCTAAATTATATAATTCTTTGATATAATTTGTTATACTAATTATAGGTTCATCATCTATGTCAAACGAATTAGCCAAATGCTTTAATCCCTTAATAATATCCTGAGGTGTATCTCCCTTATTATTTATAAAGTCTTGTTGTAAATGTGTAAATCTAGTATTATCATCTAAATTTAAAATTTCTTGCTTTGTTAAAATCTTATCTGTGAATGTAGTACCATACCAAGTATTTAATGTTTTTTCTTTATCCTTCTTTAGTTCCTCAATAGCTTCAGCTGTGGTGCATACAACAGATTTTAACACTGTTGTTGACCATGTGTTATTAACTTTATCTACTACATTTTTAAGTCTATTAGCTTCTTCTTTAGATATACCGAAATCTAATCCATCCAATATTTTATCCGAATCTATCCAAGTTAAATCATTTGATGTCCAATTTGGGTCAACTACACCTAAAACTTCGAACTCATCGTTAGGTGTACGAGCTTCATATTGAAGTACACAATATTTTTGTGTATCCTCAACACTCTCATTAACTAATTTATCTACTTTAGTCTCAAGTTCATCCTTTAAGTCCTGTAACTTATCTACAGTATTTATTTGGTCTTTTAGATTACTCTCTGCGGCAGGTAAATCTATATCGGTAGTATCTATCTGATATCCTTCTTGTATTTTTAATTTACAATCTCTAGTTAAAGTTAATTTAGAAAAAGGTTTAACACTTTCTAATATATTATTCTTACTATACTCTACCATACCATCATCTGTTAAAGTAAACGTACAATAATTTGTGTCATTTAATTTGAAGGTTAATTTTCCTTCCTTAACTAGTTTTTTATCGAAATCCTGTTCCATTAAATTACCTCCCTCATATTTATACTAATGAGCAGTTGGGTTCATCAAATTTAACACTTACTGTACCCTCACTGTCAACATACTCAACACTATTCACATAACCGTAATCAGTAGTTGGGTCCCAAGAATCTACTTCTTGTTCACCATATACATTTACGTCTGCACTTAAATCCATTTCAGATAAAATATCATTAAACACTTCATTAACATTATTTGTATCAACAATACCATTTGTTTTTATTTTTAAATACATAAAATCAAAATCTACACTTACTTCTAATATATCTAAAATATTAAAATTAACAGCGTAATCTTCTTTATGGTCCTCTTTGAATTCTGATAAACTAGTATCTATTATATCGTTAATATCATCAACTAAGTTATCTGAATCAAAATCTAAGTCTTCATTAAAATCACCTTCGAATATAATATGTCTTTTATATTCTAATACATTATAATCTTCCATTTCTTCTATCCTCTTCCTCATTACATTTCCTATAATATAAATAGAAATCATGCATTGCTTCTTTTATATAACAATTATAACACATCTTACAATTTTCAATATGTTTAGAATCATGTAATTCTGTTGTTTCTTTACCACATTGGTCACAAACTAATTTTTCACTACCCATTTTAAATTAGCTCCTTACATATATTTTCATTATACATTATGTTTAAAAAAATGTAAATACTTTTATTTAATCTTTTTTACTCTTAGTTGTTCTTTTTCTAGTTGTCTTAGGTTTTTCCTTAACTTCCTCAACTTCTTTTTGTGTAGCTTCTACAACTTCCTCTTTTTGTGTAACTTTTTCAACACTAACTACTTCTTCAACTTTAGCTTCCTCTATAGTTCTAACTGTATCAGGTATATCTTCATCAGGATATTGAAAAACATTTATAAAATGAACATTTTCATAAGCGTTTATCCTCGTCATAAACTGTGTTGTTATTTTATCTGAATTAACTTTTAATTCTCCTTCTGGTAATAAAACTAAATCTTGTGTAAGTTGTAAAGTTTTTCTTGTTAAATTAACTATCTTATACACAACAAATACCTCCTTATTTAATTTTTTAATGTATCATTCATAGTATACTCAGACTCTTGATAACTAAATCTAAGTCCCGGTACTATCTCAACTAGTGGTTGATAATTTGCATGCCATAAATAAGCATCATTACTATATAATGTTAAATCTTGTCTAAAATATGTACCATTATTAACGTGATTGGCAATATCACTATTATCCTCTATATCACTGTTAAAGAAAATATTAAATTTATGTACAATATTTAAACCATGTCCAATTCTAACCAATAATGATGGATGTAAATGATAGTACCATAATAATTCTCTAACTAATGCATCATTAGTTAACCTATCTTTTGTCCACACACTTAATCTCCAATTTATAGTAATAGGTATTACCTGTGCTCTAATATCTACAGGTAAATTATCTGGACCCAATCGTCTAACTACTCTATCTCCTACAAAAGTTTGATATCCTTGTCTGTCTAGATTCAACTGCCAATCTGTTCTTTCTAAACTAACAAAAGGTAATATAGCAGTATCTTTATTTAGAGTTCCTATAATATCAAAAGCTCTTTCAGGACTAGTTATTTGAACCGTTTCATTTAATTGTTTATGTTCTGTTGTATCTTTAAATCTTGCTCTTAAATCCGTTACTAAAGAATAATCATAAGCATAGACAGATACATTAACATTTGATTCTTTTATTTTTCTATCTGTTAAACTTCTGTTATCTATTTCTTTCATTATACTATTTACCTACCTTTATTATTTTTCTGCTATTATATACGATAGTGGATGATATCCTAAGTGTTTAATACAAAACATACACCATAAACTATATAACTTGTTATAATTATATTTATGTTGTAACTTATTAAATATATTTAAACCAGTATAATTTAAATCTCCGTACTCTAAAAATCTTACTAGCCTATCTATACTTGTACTTGTGTTTGGAATTACAACTGAGTAATCTATTTTAAGTACATATAAATTATTATCTAAAATATCATACTTAATAGCTTTATTTATAGTATTTATAATTGTATCCGCAGTGATATGTTTATTTATCCAATCTATCCAAGGTACATGATATAAATATCCTATACGTAAACCTATCTTAAACTTATTAAACTTTGTATTTAATTCACTAACTAATACATATCTCAAATACGAACAAAATTGTGGCACTAATTTTAATTCATTTTCGTTAGTATTAACTAACTTAAATTGTAAAATAAACAATATTTTATCCTCCAACTATGTAATTATATTAAATTTATATTTTATCCACTGTAAGGGCTATTGTCGTCCGAAATAAATGTATATTTATTATAATAATCTTTTTGTTCTTGAGGAGTAGTATCTACAATAGTACCATTTATGTGTTGATAAGGTTGTTCCATAGAAGTAACTTCTGAATTCTGAGTATTGATTTTATCGTAATTAGTTAATGTATAATCATTTGATTGTTCATATTGGTCAAATACTGGAACTGCGGCACATACATAAGAATCTGGATACTCTAAATCACTTTGAATCTTAGTTATTTCAAAAACTCTAGGTCTTTGTACTCCATCTACACTTTCTATAGTTATTCTAGCTCCAACAGTTAAGTGTGGTGTGTGATAAGACATATTAACAATAATTGGTTTTTGGTCCTGCAATTCTGATAACCAACCTAATCTATCAAGTGTATCTATTGTAGGGTCCTCATCAAACAATATATCTACTCTTACAGGAGCAGATAAATTATTATTATTTTCACTATGAATTGTCATGTTACGTTCTGTTACATACTGATACAAAACAGATATACCAATTAACTTACACATCTCATCAAAATAATGTCTATATATTTTGCTGTCTTGTCTACTCAATAATCCCATATATATTCCTCTCCTACATTACTCTATATTTAATAATACTTTAGCTTTAGATAAATCCTTATATAAATATATAACTTTACCTATACTTCTAATGTTAAACATTCTTTTCTCCTGTATATATTTAATACTTCTACAACTACCAGGTATTTCACAAGATGTTAACTCATCACCTATACCTACGGACCCTACAACATTTACAATAACTGTTCCACGTGTAGTTACTTCTATATTATTTATATTATCCGGTAATATTTTTGTACACACACCAATTATATGTTTATCTGTTTTTGTACATTTATTAACGCTATTAACAGCTTTACCGTCTTTTAATGATACTATATTACCTATGTCTATTATTTCATTTTCATTAAATTTTTCTAAAACCATATCTTTTAATTACCTCAATTCTCGTTATATACAAAATTTACACTACTGTTACTAGCGTAGAAGTCATCATTGCATAAATCATATAGACCACATACATTATTAGAATCTTTACAAGGTACATAATTTCTAACTAAAATATCATTATCCCATATTTGACACATATAAACATTACCAAGTAATCTTCTATTATCTATATTACCATTTGTATTTATTGCAAATAAATAAATAGGTATGTCAGTTGTAAATGTATAAGATGTCATAACTGTGTTGTACTCATCTACAGATAGATTATTTTTATTCATACTATACTTATATATAGTATTGGATTCCAAACCATCTAATATTTTGATATTACCGTGTCCCTCGTTATATCCTCTACTACCATAATGTCCGTACATTGTACTCACACCAGATGAATACCAACCGCCAAATACATTTGTGGTAGTAGATTGTCTACCTCCAAATATTGGATAAGTTTGAGTACTACTTTGTAAGTTATTTATACTAAACGTCAAATCTAAACGTAAATTACTATTCGCAGACACTTTAGTATTTATGTATGCTGTAGATGGATTTGTTATATAAGGTATCTTTGTATATTCTTTAGGCAATCCCCATACTACATTATCATTACATAAAATTCTACACACACTCTTTCCTCTTATATAACAACTTTGCAAGTTATTTACAATGTCATTAGAACCCGGTTGTAGAAAATTAGTATCATCAGACGAATAAAATGTACCTGTATGTATATCATATAAACCACAAACATTTAAATTATTTTTACAAGGTATAAACCATCTAACTAATTCTCCACTAATGAACAATTTACACTCGTATACCTTAGCTCTAAATGAGTATTGTAATGAACCATTAGTAGCAATTCTACCAAATAAACCATAATTCAATTGTGTATTAAATGTAGTTTCACTTAGTTGTTTTTGAGTATTGTCATACAATATAACATGTTTTGTTGGGTCTACGTATAATTTATGTCTAAGTAAATCCACAGAACCTAAATTATAACTTGCTGTATTAAAATAATAAAAGACATTACTACCACTAACCATAAAATGATGTCTTTTATAGTTGGAGTTACCATATATAGTTCCAAAAGTATTATTCGTAGATTTATCTAATAGTTGAAAATCTAAATACACACCTAAATTACTATCAGCTAATATATTAGTATCTATCAAAGGATTTAAATCTGTATTCATTATATATTCTAGCTTTGTGTATCCTTTAGGCAGAACAACTTGACTAATCAAACTTAATTACCTCCTGTTATTATCTTTAAGTAATAATGTAGTAAATTACATTTACAGCTTTATCTTGTAAATTATCATACTCTTGTTGAGTACCTACCCACACAGCTCCCAATGGATAATTAGTGACATCCATATTTTGTATATACGTAGACATTTGAGTAGGGGTCATTTTAATACTTATATTAAGTTTATCTCTTATGTCATCTGCTATATCTGTTAAAGTTTGTTTTTTAATAACAACACTATCAATTACATTCTCACTCATCAAACAAGCTCCCATCAATTCCTTAAACTAATAATTTTTTCAATAATATTTTACACAAAAATAAAGAAACTAATTAGTGTGCAATTTATTTTTACTAATTAGTTTCTTTATATAATCTATTTTTATGAAAGGTTTGAAATGATAGACTTTTATATACTATTCCTTAGATATATTAGATGACTCATTTTCCTTTTGTTTTAAAGCTTCTATATCTTGAGTATTTTGTTGTACCTGTAGTTGTAACGGATTTATATAATCTTGTTTGTAAGTATTTAATACTGTATTTACTTGGTCCATTATATTATCTGTTACATTCTGTTGTACTTTTGTAGTTACTATATCCTCTACACCAAATGTTTCATATAATAATTGTGACCATTTAGATACTCCATCTCCCCTTTTAACTCTATGAGTATCATCTTCTATACCGTACTCACCTAACAGTAATACTGGGTCGTTTATTACCCAATTTGTACTTAAATCATGTCTTAATATTATTTTATATAATGTTTCTTCCGGTTCCATTACATACACCTCCTTATTCTATAATATTTTAGTATCCTGTGGTCCAGCCAGCTGCAACAAAATCATCCCAATTAGATAATGTTTGGCAAGTAGTAGCTTGCCAATCTGCTAAACCTATATATTTTAATGTTTTATTACCGGTAATTTTTGTGGCATTTATACACATACGAAGTATAACATTCAAGCTATCATTTGATAAATACATACAACCAGAAAAGCAATCTTGGAAATACATTAAATTACTAGTGTCTAATATTTGACTTGGATTAGTAGTACCAGGTAAAGTTGTTAAAGCTGTGCACCCTTTAAATGTACTTACCATGCCTTGTATATTTGATGAGTCAAAATACCCAAAGGAAACTAGTTTTTTACAATCTTCAAACATTGACGCCATACCTTCTATATTTCTTAAATCTAAATCTTTAAAAAGGTCAAATTCTGTAAATGTTGAACCTTTAAAATATGTACCCTTTGGTAATATGGGTTTTGAACCCCCACTTTGTACATCTGTTGTAATACTAACAGAATTTAATCCATCATAACCTGTATCTGGTGCTACTGTTGTAGTTCCATTTTCTGTTATAGTTACTGACTTACTTTGTAGATTTGTTTGTGTTCCTTCATATGTACCAGTTACTCCTGCTATTGTTTCGCCCTTCTTGATTTTTCCTGCTGTTATTCCCAATTTATTTGCTACTAAGTTATATGGAATACCTAATTTCATCTTTCTATTTCCTTCGAACATCCAACTATCTGGCTGACTTCCAGACGCCACTTGATAAGTTCCTACTAGATAATCTTTATTATCTCTATTCTTTGTGTATACACTATCCCCTGCAATAAATTGAGAATCGAAATCTCCAGAAGGATATGTTAATACCGGCAATGTTCCTGTTATTTTTTGTCCCTTTACATACGCTGTTCTATCTTTTCTTATATTGATTGCTCCTGCATCTGCATCCGATGTATCGAGTTGAGGTACATTCACATTTGCACTAGCATAATTAGATACGTTATACGTTCCGTTATTAACAATACTTATAGTTCCAGTTGGTTGTGGACCTCCTCCACGTCCAGTTTGTTTAGTTTTTACCTCAATAACTCTATTGGAAGCAGCAGTATCATCAGATAATACCTCTTTAATAATAGACCCATTTGTCATTGTATATGTAACTATATTATCTTCACTAGTACAATCACATATATACATTAGATTTAATAAATTTTTAGTATCCTCTAATTCTATAAACAACTAAACACACCTCCTACTGAGTTAGCTTTGAATGTATTGTATTACATCTGTTTTCAGCGTCTTCAGCATTATCATAATGTTCCTTATACTTAGCACCGTTTACCATTTCGAAGACACAATCAGTATCTTCAGTATATACGTTATTTAACCAAAATATATTTACTAACTGACCTGTTGTTAATTCTATAAACATTTCCATTATAATTATTACCTCCTAGATTGTTTTTTTTCTAATCTACTAATATTTTACAAGCAAAAATATAGAGGTTAGTTTTAATTGTATAACTAACCTCCACTTATTTACATATTTACGTATCTTTTATTTTTTAAGGTCTGGAAAACACTCATACATACTTTTAGCATTTTTAACTTTTGCTGCTAATTCATATATTGCATCATTGAAACCATCTCTGTAATCATCTGAATATGTATCACTAGGTTCTAACATAAGTGTATCATTTAATTTTTTAAGTAAAGCATTTTTGTGAGCTGTTTTAATTCTTTGTGCAAAGGCACTTCCTGCTCTCATTCCCTCTTTATATCCTTCAGTATAAGCTTCAGTTAAAGGTCTATTTTCTCTTTGTGCTTTATCCTTAATATACTTTATATCGTTTTGTATATCAATTTTTTCATCACCTTTTATATTTGGATTATCTAAATCTGCTTCTAAATCTTTTATTTCTAGCTCTTCAGCTTTTATTTCTTTAGATTCATTACTCCATTTCATAGAATTTGATTCCCAACCAAGATATATATTCCACATTAGTGATTTGAAATCATAATCTGATAGATTATATTTTTCTTTAATTTGATTTGCCCATTCAGTATCTAATAATGCATAATAAGCTCCATTTTTATTATCACTTAATCTAGCCATAATGTTATATACATCTGGTTTATTAGTCCAAAATTCTTCCCATATTTCTTTAAATAAGTTATATTCATCTTCACTAACTTCATTTTTGTCATTAAAATCTTTAAATGTTTCTTCAGTTTTTATTTCTTTACTATCATATAACATATTTGGTTTTGATTCTTTCTTTATGGACTTACTTTCTTCTAATGAACCTATTATTTCTTGTATAGCATCTGTTACATAATCACTTTCTATACCCATTTCATCTTTCCAGTCTGTATTGGTTACATCACTTCTACGTCTTATATAATCTTCACACGCCTCTTCTTTATCTGAAATAATATCTAAGAAATCCTCATATTCTTCATTTATAATATCTTTCTCCAACATTTCATCCAAAGCATCTCTTAACTCTTGAAAGTCTGATACATTTAAATCAAGTAATGCTTGTTTAGCACTTTTTTTATCTTCTTTACCTTCTGTTTTTATTCTATCAATTCTACCCATTAACTTATCGTATACTCTATAAGCATCTTGTATAGTTGCACCTGAATTATAATCTAAATAACTACATTTTTCTGTACAATTTCTATCCCATTTTAAATCTGGTTTTTGGTCTACGTAATCTTTAATATATTCCTTTGCTATTTGTTTTACTTTATTTGCAAAATATTTTCTTACTTCTTCATCAGTTTTATTTCTGTAACCAGAACTAAACTCATCTCTATCTACTTTAATGTATATTTGTCCATCTTGATTTACAATATCTGCATATTGCCAAAATCTATCCATTTGTGGTACATTTTCCCACATTCCATCAGACATTTGACCAATTACACTATTTAATACATCTTCTGCTTTAGCATCTGATAATCCCGTTGGGATTAAATCACCCTCTTTAACTATACCTTCTGTTTTTATTTGTTTAGTTTCTTGTATCCATTCAGGTTTAATATCATATTTTCTAAGTTCTTCCTCAGTTAGTGGTCTATTTGTATATATTGCTGTTCTATAATTAGGTAAAACTTCTGCTCTTACAAAAACACCTTCAGGTAATGTTCCAGGACCTATTCCATGGTTTGTTATATATCTATATTCTTTAATTTCTTCACTTGCTTCATTTTTTATCATACTTCCTGCTATTTTCTTTGCTTGTTCCTCTACTGTTTTATCTGAAAGTCTTCCATCCTTATCTTTAAGACTTTTCTTAATAGCTTTTACCTTATCTTTAAACTTAGCTTCTTCTAATTGTTCTTGTATTAGTATATTATATAAGTCATCATCTATCTTTACTCCCGCATCTATTAAAGAGTTCAAATATCCTTCGTATGTAGTATCAGCATACTCTTCTCTGTCATCTCTTTGAGACCAATATAATTCAAATTCTTGCTTAGTCATTACTGGCATCATTTTTCCTTCTAAATCATCTTTATACATAGGCCATGCATCACCTAATTTTTGTCTTGCGTCTTGTATAGAACTATACTCTTCTTCTACTTTATGTCCATTTACATAGTTTTCTATGTTTGGTTCATATTTTCTAGCTAGTTTAAAAGCTTCTGCTGGACAATCATATAATGCTCCATTTTCATTAGCTAATTTCATCACCTTTTCAAACTCTTTTGTTATTTCTTCATATATTTTATCATCTTTTGCAACTTCTTCGTAATCGTCTTCATCTGGAATTCCTGACATTAGCCAAAGTTGAAATGCATTATCATCATTTACACATCTTGCTGCTTGGTCCATAAGCTTCAATAATTTAACTCTCTCTTGTACATCTGGTAATTTTGTTTTAATTTGTTTATTGTCAAAAAACAAGCTATCCATTTTATTTATATCACTTATTTTTACCGCTACAAATATATGTTTACCTAATGTTGTAGGGTGATGCTCACTTAATTTGTCTATATTTTGAATTGCAGATTCCTTTGTATATGTTGCAACGTCATCTTTACTTGTTGCTACTGTGTAAATACCATCATCTGTTACACTTTTTACACATACATCTGGTTCGTAATTATTATTAACTTTAGTATAAACAACTATACCGTAAGAATCATTATCTGGTGATTCTGTTTTAATTTGTTTAGTTTCTTCTACTTTATGTCCATTTACATAGTTTTCTATATTTGGTTCATATTTTTTAACTAGTTCAAGTGCCTCTTCTGAACAATCATATAGTGC